GAGGCTTGTTCGCTCGTGTGTTACAGTTAACACCTGCCACACTGACGAGCGAACTTGCCTGAGGTAACCAAGAGGGAGGCAATGGCATGCTTCACTACACCGAAGACGGTATCACCTGGTTCTGGTGTCCCAAATGTCAGTGCTGGCTCCCGTCCTACGAGGTCGCAGAGTCACACAAGGGTCACGGTGCTTGGAACCGACCGAAGCCGTAAGTCAGCAATTGAGAGGAGTGCTCATTGAGCACGAAGCGTTACACCAGCGTTCAGACGGACAAGGGCCGTGTGATCTTCGACAACGCAGCACAGCGGTACGTCAGTAACACCGCAACCGGTAAGGACGTACCACCGGCTGTCACTGCTGACATTGACAGGGCGGAGGTCTGGACTGCGAACGACGAGAGCAGCCGCCGGATCTTCAAGGACGTGCTGAAGGAACTCAACAAGCAGCCGTGGCTGAATGAGGCCTGATCGCTGGAGGGATACGCTACAAGGCGCATTCATGCTAACAATGATGCGACTTGTAGTCGTGGCACCTTTCATCCTCATCGGGCTTGGGTTATGCCTTACATTCATTGGCATTCCGTTGGGAGTGCTTCTGATGGGGCTCGGCTCGAAATGGGCAACCGCCCCTCTGATGCGACTGCCACAACTGAATCCAGAAGGAGATTGTGACTGATGGCTGCACAGAACGAGCCGGTGCCTCTAGGCATCATCAAGGGGATCCTCGAAGCGGAACAAGCGTACCAACAGAAGATCTACGACATGCTGAAGGACGAGGTCTACCGACTGTCACAAACGTACGGCCTCGATGAAGCGACCACGATGCAAATCTGGGATGGTGAGTATGACCCTCGAGCCTGAGAAAGCGGAGCTGAAGGACTTCGATTCCTTCAAGGCTGCGTTCGCAGAGGCCTTGACCCCCGAACACATCCGTACGATCAAGTACGGTGCTCAGGAATACCTCACGAGGATCGAGAAGGACATCGCAACCTCCAATCACGCGGTGCCTGCGAGCCGTACCTTCACCGCGACGGAGAACCTGATGTTCCTGTACACCACAGCAGCGGCGTGCAGTACCATCCTGTTCACGATCACCGATCTCGCGAACGAACACGGCCTCGACCTCTAGCTTCAGGTTACTACAGGGCTTCAACCTCCAACCCCGATCGCACGATGTGCCCTGTGGTTTCCTGTGTCTAGCAGACGCCGGTATGTACGAGAAGGAGGTACAGTCAAAATGGCTTGGATTCCTGACCGTGAGCCCACATGGGTTGACGATCGCAAGGACACCTACAGTGTCAGGTTTTCGTACTGGGTGCTAGTGCCTAGTAAGGACGACGAGTTCACTCACAACTTCCAGATTGAGACCTGGAGGGAAGGCAAGTGGCTGGAGCAACAAACGGCGTACTGTCGTGATGGTGTTGCTGCACGTGAGAAGGTCCAGTCGCACATCAAGTTCCTCACGGACTACTGGACTGAGTACGTTCACCGCCGTAACGACGAGAAGTCAGTTCGAGCCAATGGGGTTCACAGCACCATCGGCGGAGAAGACGTCGTCTTCAAGGGCTACGGTGGTAGGAAGTGGAAGATCGTGTGGCTCGACACTTCGCGTGGCGAGACCATTACCACCAACCTCTGGCACCAGGGTGACATCCCTCCGATCTTCCGAGACGCTCTGCCTGACAATGCAACCTTTGGAGGCCCGAATGAGTGAGAAGTATCCAGCAATCGCTGAAGAGCCGATGAAGCGGTTCGCGACCTTTCACACTGGTGATGATGGCTACGTCATTCTCGCATGGACGTTCCGTAGACCATTTCACATCCTGGTCTACAGTGGCTTCAGAACCGTCACAGACGCTCGTGCATTCGGGAGGACGTACTTCAAGCGTCGTTACCAGGTGAGCGGTGCATGGAAACACACCACTGCGATCAAGTACCACCTCAGCTGACGGCATAAACATAGTTTATGACCTGAAAGTTCCCAAAAAGATCTTGAGATGGGGCCTTGATCTCCTATCTCGCACCGCTGTATAATTAAACCAGAAGCGAAAAACCATCGCAAACACAGACACTGAACCACATGCCCGTGGAGCAAAGGAACAAGGAATCGACATGACGACCGAATACGACCGTATGGTCGCGGAGCAGGCCTCGAGCCTGAATGAGAACGAGAACGACCCCGAGAACTTCGACACCGATCACGGCCTGAGCGACACCGACGAGGACGTCGACGTGGACACGGACTTCAGCGCGGAGGACGACGAGGTCGAGGACGTCACCGACGCTCCGGCCGACGCCACCTCGACGGCGACCAAGGCCAAGAAGGAGCCGGCCAAGCCGAAGCGCGGCGACCTACCCGAGGGCTTCGTCACGCCGGTCGGCCTCGCGAAGGTCATCACGGAGCAGGGACTGCACGGCAAGGACAACGATGGAACGCCGCGTGTCTGCCCGCCGCAGGTCGTGTACTCCTACATCAAGAACGCTCCCAAGGAGCACCCGTTCCCGCTCGAGACGGTGAACGACAGCATCGGCAACCCGCGACAGGCGCTGAAGCTGGACGCCGGTATCGAGTGGTGGAAGGCGAAGAACGCTCGCGTCGCGGAGCGCAAGACCAACGCGGCGCAGAAGCTCGAGAAGAAGGAAGCTGCTGCGGCCGCCAAGGAAGCCGCAGGCACGACCGAGGCCGCGAGCGAGCCGGAGACACCCGCCGAAGAGGCGGAGTGAGGGTCGCGACTTCAGGAGCTTGACGGGGGTCAAGTGATGGGCGGCTTTCACACAAGTGAGGCTACAGGGACTGCAACGCGTCCCACCGTCCACGGTAGTAGTGAGTCTGATCAAACTAGCAATCCGTGCATTAAACGAGTGGTGCACGGGGAATGGTGTCGATCAGGACCTACGCCCAGGGGAAGATGGTCTGCCGGTAAGGTCCTTTTAGGGTGCAGGACAGTGGCTTAGCAGTAAAAGCCTCCCAGCGCGGGTTCGAGTCCCGCACCGGCAGCTGGAACTGAAGTTAAATGGTCGTCGTACATACCGTCCGATCATGCCAGGTGCGTACGATAAGAGATGTCGCTGCTTCAGTTCCTCTTTAGTCAGGACGTTGTAACGTCACAGATGAAGGTCCACCGATAGAATCGCGCGGCTGCGATTCGCCACCGAGTGGCAAGTAGCAGTGACCGGTCGACGTCCTGATAGGAACCACAGTGTTGCGCGCACTCCTCCCCCCTCGGTGCCGTATTGCTGTGGTTCCGCTAAGCACTCGTAGCTCAACGGGAGAGCACCGGATTGTCAGTCCGGAGGTTGTGGGTTCGAATCCCATCGGGTGCGCGGTCGTAGCTATAGATGCGACAAGTGAAGCACAGTATAACCCTTTGAACGGTGCTGTGTCATGTACGAAGTGGTGAAGACGTATGGTCAGTGTCTCACGCCGGTTCGCACGTAGGTGCTATCGGAAGAGACGAGCTCACTGTCGACGGACATAGTAAGGTAGCGCACCTGCCTGTAACCGATCGACGTCTTCACCATTTAGGCGGGGCGTAGTGTTAATTGGTAGCACGTCGTAGGTTGTGGGGATAATCTACGAAGGTCCGGTTCGAATCCGGCCGCCGCACCAGGAAGGTAGGGGGTCGCGCCCCTCGAGATCGGATGGCGGTTCGATCGAAGTCCCAAGTCAGGATGAAGCCTGCGAGTCGGAGCCTTCCGGTTAACTGAAGGCCCTCTTTGGATTTACACGTACCTGGAGAGGGCCTTCGCCCATAGACAAAAACTGACTCGTGATATCACGAGCTGACCAGCTATATAATAGAATCAGAGACAAGCCGCTTCGCGGCAAACATACCACAGGGAGGAGGTGTCGGTAGTGAACGATGACGATGCGACACCGGTCATGTATGACCATTGTGTCAAGGTGTTCGAGGAGATGCAGAAGACGGCCACGATCAAAGAGGCTGAGGGTGGCGTCCGCATTGCTGTCTGGGAAGGTTACCTGACGAGGCTGATCCAGCAGGATCTGGATCTCGCGGTGCCTTACTACAGCGCGATCCGTGCTCATCTGATCCGCATGGGCAGTGTCAAGCAACTCCGTCGTGGCGGTGGCTCCTCCAAGAGTCAGTGGGAGGTTGTCAAGCCGCCGACGAAGGAACTGTTCGAGACCGCTCAGGCGACGGGCAGTCAACGGCTGCAGCAGAAGGAGACGCACATCCAGCGGATCAACGACCTGACGCAGCGTGTTGCGAGGCTGGAGCAGAACGAACGCGCGCTGGCTGAGGCGCTCTCGCACCTGCAAGGTCAGTTCGCCGCGCACATCAACGCCAACGGTCACGAAGAGGTGGCATAGTGGACGTAGAAACAGGCCTCGACGGAAACATCATTCCGTCGACCATCAGTGATGCGCTGACCTTCGACATGCTCTACCGTCCTGGGAAGGGCTTCGGTCAGAGCGTCATCGGATGCAAACAGCGTGTGTGGGTCATGGACGACCTGACGGGCAACGCGAAGCGGATGCAGCGACAGTTCATTGCCGATCACGCTACCGATCCTGATCACGTACACATGCGGGACGCCGACCGAACGTTCGAGAACGAGGTTCGCCTTCACGGAACCCTTGGAGACCTCGCATGAGCGCCACGTGGGAAGAAGCACGCAAGTGTCCGAAGTGTGGTCTCAGTGGTGAGCCTCGTGGTGGAGCCAAGCCGTCACTGCGAGTCGGTGTGAAGCTGATCAACGTCTTCTGCACGAACGTAATGTGTACCTGGGACCAAACGAGCTGGGTCGTCCAGATCAACGAAGACGGTTCGATTCCGGATGCTGCACCTGCAGGCCAACCTCGAGGCGAGAAGCAGTTCGGGTCGGAGCTCTACCTCCCTTCGTCGACGACCAACAAGTGGGTCGATGATGCCAACGTACGAGCAGCTGGGATGGACAACCCTGGAGTGAAGGAGCTGGGATCAGGATGACACAGGTCGTCTTCAAGTACCCTCTCGACAGCAAGACCCACCTGCACGGCAAGACAGGTCAGGCACTGTACGAAGTCGTGATGCCTGAGGGTGCCAAGGTCATCAGTGCGGGGCTTCGTGGCGAGCCGGTACCATGCATCTGGGCGCTGATCGACACTCGTGAAGAGACGATGGTCTGTCACCACTTCCTCGCAGTGTGGACTGGTGTTCCGTTTCCCGAACTTCCGTACGACGATGGTCAACCGGAGTACGAGTTCATCGCCACCTTCCGCGTCAGCGACCAGATCTTTCACATCTTCGAAGTGGTGTAGTCATGACAACCACACCGAAGCATGACCTGGGTAGTGGTGTCTCGTACAGCAAGATCGTAGACAGTGACGATGCCTGGATAGGCCTTCACATCTGGCACGCTAACTGTCCGGTACACGGCAACTCAAGCGAAGACAACCTCGGATGCATCGGTACAGTCTGGCTCACACCACTTGAAGGACGTCCCAGTTGGACTGTCGAGTCGTGGGAGCCACTGACCATTAGTCCATCCATCCTCCGCAAGGAATGTGGTCTGCACGGATGGATTCGTGAAGGTCGCTGGGTGGCTGCATGAGGTGGTACGAGTACATTGCGTTGCTTGCTCCGACCTTCGCTCTCGGCTGGCTATGCAGTGACGTTGCAAACCTCTTCTGGTTCCTACGCTACCTTGACAAGGAGAAGTGAATGGTCGGCTGGTGGTGGTTGATCGTAGCCTTCCTCGTCGGCATCTCGACTGCGTGCCTCATAGTAGGCCTGTCTGTACGCAAGGGCTACGCTGCAGCGCGTACACACGACCGTAACCGTGGCCGCTGGCCAGATTAACCAACACGAAGGAGGACCAGTGAATGGCCGCGACCAGTAATGTCATCAGCTACCCGACGCACAAGATGATCAAGACTCCCGGGTGCGGCAAGGCGATCTGGGACGGAGAGCTCGAGCGCTGGGTTGTCTATCGAGGCGTCAAGAACATCCGCATCGATGCACGTCAGAGGTAATCTCGACATCAGCCCTGTGGTATCGGTGTAAGAAGCCATCACCGCGTGTCTATCTTGAAGTCTAACTTACGGTTCATAGCTAGCTATAGTAAGTCCTTAGGTAGCTATGTTCCATTGGTTAGACCTTATATAGAGGTCTTAGACCATAGTTTAGACGAAGCTCGAGCACGAAGCTCAAAGTGAGTCTTGTGGATCCTAGCGTGTTCTCCTGTATAATAAAAAGAAAGGAGAGAAAGCGAATGACCTCTAACGAATACCCAGAGCAGACGATACGTACTGAGCACCCGCTGAACATAGTTGTTCTGGACATGCGCACGCTTGGTAACCTACTACACAGTGCACAGAAGTTCGCAGACGCCATGGTTGCGAAGCACCATGTGTGTCAGGAGCTGACCGAAGATGGTCTGACTCACGGTGCGGAAGATGTCTACAGTGCCCTCGACGAGCTCGTGGTGCTGATGAGGGAGCGTGAATCGAAGTGACTACCAATGATGTTCGTACGACATTCATCATGCCGTACACGATGTTCAGGAAGGCTCCCTACCGAGAGACGGCGGAGTACTTCGATGCGGTTCCGATCGAGCTGGAACCATTCTTCAAGGACATCCTCAGCCAGGACAACCTCCGTCTCGAAGCTGAGATCCTGTCGACGAGAGAAGTCAACTTCACCATCACTCACTCAGAGTACGGTGACTACGACGGCTTCGTCAAGCCGAACGGACCTGAAGTTCCCATCGCCATCACTGACATGCTTCGCCGGTTCAACGTCGACGAGTACCAGCAGTGGCTGCGAGAGCAGGAGATGTCCAATGGGTGAGGACCAAGAGCGTCCGAGGGGCTACTCGCTTCAGGAACAAGTTCGTGAAGCGGAACTCACCATCATCAAGGACAGCATCTTATGTGAGCACGAGATCGACCAGCGTGACATCCGGATCGACGAGCTCGAGACGGCCCTAAAGCAGGTCAGAGAAATCATATACGGTGCCGATACTGTCGAGGACCTCTCCTCTGCTATGGACATCATCGACGAGGTGATCGGTGGATGAGCATCTTCCAGGAGACGAAGCGTATGGCAGCCATAGGCCGTGAGGTCATGGAGCGTATGGATCCAGAAGACGCCTCGCTCCGTCCAGTACACTTCCCACATGCAATCGCATACTGGGCTATCGCAACACAGCGCGGTCTACTTGCCGTACTAAGCGATGGAGAAAGGAACTTCGACGAGCAGTTCCAGGTGATCCAGGAGGCATTCTCCATCGCCTTCATGACTGGGTTCGAGTTCGCCAAGTCAGGTGAAACATACAGTGACTGTGAGTGCGGGAAGTTCACGGCTGACAGCGTAGAGGAGCTGATGTCCGATGCTTGGCGGCACGAGTTCAACAGGGCCCACCCATCAACAGAACCTCCTCAGGAGTAAGCTGCAGAGCAGGTTCGTCCTTCGCAACTTCCAGTACGAAATGGTAGAGAAGTTTCAGGACGTACCGTTCGTACTGTGCGGCGACGACATGGGCTTGGGGAAGACGTACGAGGCCATCGCACTGGACCGTCTCAAGCGGCTTAAGCATGGCACATCAGCAGTGAATGCCAAGACACTCGTGGTGACAACCCTCACGATGGTCGATACGTGGCGTCGAGAACTCGCGAAGACGATGCCAAACATGGTTGTGTGTTGTATCGATCCGAAGGACCGTCCTGCCTTCATCCGAACAGTCCAGCGCGGTGTCGCAGACATCTACGTCTGTCACTGGGACTCTCTGCGGATGATGCCTGAGCTTGCCGAGCGTACCTGGTTCCACGTAATCGGTGACGAGATCCACAAGGTGAAGAACCGGAAGGCGCAGGTCACCAGAGCGTTCAAGAAGATCAAAGGCGAGCACAAGCTCGGGCTCAGCGGCACTCCCGGCGACAACCGTCCTGATGACCTCTGGTCAATACTGAACTGGCTCTACCCGAAGAAGTTCACATCATACTGGAGCTTCCGGAAGAACTTCTGCGAGAGCATTGACCTGACCACCTCTACGGGAAACGGATACACCAAGATCACTGGCGTACGCAACGAGAAGATGTTGCATCGGGAGATGGCTCCCTTCTTCATTCGTCGCCGAAAAGAGGAAGTCCTCAAGGAGCTCCCGGAGAAGTACTACACCCAGATCTGGGTCGATCTCACTCCTGCACAGCGCAAGGCATACAACGACATGCGCCGTACGCAGCTTGCATGGGTCGGTGAGAACCTTGATCAACCGTTGGCAGCTCCCATGGCCATCACGCAGATGGTGCGGTTGCAGCAGTTCGCGGTGGGATCGGTTCGTATCGACCAGGTCGAGAAGAACGTACGGAACAAGTACTTCGACCCGACCAAGGCTGAAGAGCTCTACGACATGTTCATGCGAAGCAACTGGAAGACACGGAAGAAGATGGTCACTGAGTACCATCTCATCGATCCGTCTTCCAAGCTCGATGCCTGCATGGAGCTCCTGAGGAACACCGATGAGAGTATCGTCGTGTTCACTCAGTTCAAGGACATCGTGAACAACCTGGCGCAGCGACTTCACAAGGAGAAGATCAGCCACTGCATCATCACTGGTGATGTGTCCAAACCACACCGTGATCGTGCGATCGAAGAGTTCCAATCGAAGAAGCGCCAGGTCTTCATCGGCACGATTGGTGCTGCGCGCGACGGCATCACGCTTCACGCCAGCTCGACGGAGATCTTCATCGACAGGGCCTGGAGCCCGTCATGGAACAGACAAGCAGAGGATCGCTGCCACCGTATCGGGCAAGACGATGCAGTGCAGGTGATCGACATCATGGCGAGGAATACTGTCGACCTCGGACGTCATCAACAGATCCAACTCAAGTGGACCTGGCTGCAGCGAATGCTCGGAGACAAGGTCCTAGACTACCAAGAGGCGATGCAAGAAGAGGAGGCAGCGGCATGACCGTACCTACGCCACTGACGATTGACGTCATGAACGTCGTCTGGACAACGCTCGATGCACTCGTTCGCAATCCTGAAGGTAACACGCACTTCCAGATCAGAGCCTTCGATGAGGCATGTGAGTACATGCGATCAGTACGGAAGCACGTGCGAGATGGTCGAAGTACACCAAACTTCGCCAACGCGACTGACAGGCTCTGCTTCGAGCAGTGTGAGCGCTTCATCATGATGCTCACACCACTGTACTCCGTGGTTCAACCTGCACAGGATCGAACATGAGTGACCCCATTGAGGACGAGAAGAGACTTCGTGAGACCATCCGTCTTGCACACGAGGCCCTCCAAGCCCTGAAAGAGGAGCGGAAGGAAGTCGAGCGTCTCCTTGTATCATGGAAGGGCGAACTCGAGAAGGTAATGCAGGACTACGTCCGTGCTGAGCTAGTCGACATGGGCGAACAGATCACCAGACAGACTGAGAAGGGACAGAGGCGAATCATCGCTAAGTTCGACCACCTCTACGACACCTTGATGGGTCAGGACGGTCACTCGCAGCGACAAGGAAAGCCATCCATCCCCGAACTCCTACAAGCCAGTGCCACTATCAAGAAATTCAAGAACAATGGGTAAGGGACGATCACAACCCGTCGCAGAGACGTGGAAGCGTAGACGATGCAAGTGTCACGTCTGTAAACGTCAATACTCCCCATTGTGCGTGTGGTGTGTTTGTAGGAAGAAGCACCCGCGTATATCAACAGATCACAGGAGATGAACGGCCGTGATGCGTTCGGCAATGACACCACAGGGCAAGTTGCGAAACGTGTACATTCACGATCCGAAGAAGATCAACGAGCAGGAATGCTACCGTCAGGGCCTGCAACACCTGAGGGAGGGTGACGCCGACTACTTCCGAGTGCATTGGCATGCCTACAACGACGGCTGCCCGTTCGCAACGTACGCACGTGAGCGTCAGCCATCGCCGGCGTGCTACGAGATCAGGAAGGAAGATCTGACATGAGCAAGCACGAGGTGACGATCGAGGTTACCGTTACGCACACGTACGAGATCGATCTGGAAGCTGACGCGTGGGCGTCGTTCGATACGGTCAAGCAGGCGCTCGAGTACGACGCAGGTCAAGCACATGAAGACCCAGTGCTGTGGATGGAACACCTGGGCGACCTCGACATGCAAGAGCCGCACATCAAGACGCGAGCACGCGTACGCGGAACGAACAAGTACGACGTGCTCCTGGAAGATAAGGAGCACAACTGTGCCGAAGCTGAGGATTAACCTGTCGGTCGTCATCGACACCGACCTGGTCGACATCAACGCAGGGAACATCTTCTCAGACGTCAACAACATGACTTCTGATGACTGGACGGATGCCTGCAAGCAGTACATCGATATGTACCCGGAGGAGGTGTTGGAGATGTTCCAGGAGACCGACCTCATGGAGCAGATCACGGACAACGCCACGGTTGAGTATGTGAGTGCGACGTGAGCTACTATCCTCAGCCACAGAACGTCTACCAGCCGGCGCCTCAGAGCGGCATGGCTGTGACCGGCTTCATCGTTTCACTCATCGGAGGCGTCTTCCTCTTCATCGGGGTGGGTCTCGTCTTGTGTCCGCTCGGCATCATCTTCAGCGGCATCGGGATGTATGAGACTTCCAATGGTCAGCGACGCGGGCGAGGCATGGCCACCGCAGGACTGACGATTGGCGTCGTCGGTCTCCTCCTCTCCCTCATGTTCCTACTCGTGGCTGCGAGGAGCTAGTGATCTACATCATACTGGCAGTTGTGTGGATGGTCTCTCCTGCCATCGGGGGACTCGTCGCGCACAACTGGACAGAGTTAGGGGGAGGTTTGACTGGCGGCTACAAACGATTAGCCAGGATGAACCCTCACTTCGTCGGACTGATCGGAGCCTCTGGTGGCCAAGTACCTGCTGTTGCAGTGTGACAACGAGGAGATCGCGGACCTCATCGTCAAAGCCATCCAGGAAGGTAATCTGGGCTGCTATCAGGAGAACATCGGTGAGTCAGATCCTCCTGGATGGTCACAGATCTTTGGTGGCCTGAAGCTACGTGCGCTCTTCAAGAAGCCAACCAAGTTCTGCGAGTGCACGAACGTCAAGAAGCGTGGCTTCACCCGCGGACAGAAATACGGCTGGTGGGTCTGTGATCAGTGCAAGAGACCTACTCAGGGATGGGCAAGGCTCGAACTGGCGTACCAGGTCTTCGGGAAGAACCTGCTACCACCATCAGAAGATGCTCCAGAGTACCGCGGCGATGGTAACTGGGGCACATGGCATCGAGGGAGCTAGTGCATGTCATGGCTCACTGAGTCACCCTGGTGGAAGCAATTCAATAAGTACGGTGAATGTCCTTACTGCTTCGCTCCTGGTGGAGAGCCATGCATCGATCAACGATGGGATAAGAAGCATCCCCGTTGGTGTAGAAAGCCACATCCGGAACGAAAACATGTAAAGGTGACGTGAGCATGCAGGACTGGACGATCAAGTTCTCCATCTCAGGCGAGATGCACTACATGACCATCCCTGCGGAGAGTGCCTCGGATGCGAAGGCGATCTTCAAGGAGTGGATGTGGGGTGTGAGTGGTCAGAGCAAGGACGACCCTACACCTGACAAGGTCTGGAGGGTTCTCGAAGGCAGGAAACGTGGCGACGAACTGGTCTTCAGGAACGACTGGGTGGCAGCGTGGGAGGTTCTCGCGAAGCGGTTCATCATCACCTAGGGTCTGCAGAGGATTTTGATCGTTGAGATGTCCTAGGTGAGCCCTATATAATTAGAATTACAGGGAAAGACCGATAAGCGCTAGCAGGAACCAGATGAAAGGTTATCCTAGTGTCAATCAGAGCCGGCAATGTAGATGACTACATTGAGGCTGGTCTGACTCACTCACTGCACACAAGTGAGCGAAGGTCATTCCGTGGTTGTCGTCGTAGGTGGAATTGGCTCTTCCGAGAGTACTACTATCCACGAGAGACAGCCAAGCCTCTGGAGTTCGGAGTCGCCTTCCACAAGGCGATGGAAGTGTTCTACGACCCCCGTCTATGGGACAAGCCTCGTGCAGCCGTACTGGAGATGTCGATCCAGACCTTCCGTAAGGCATGTACAGACCAGCTCAAGGAGTACGAAGAGCTCGTAGGTCCTGCGGACGACGAGAAGCACAAGGACTTCAAGGAGCGCAAGGAACTCGGCGAAGGTATGATCAGGTACCATGCCGAGCAAGTAGCACCCGAGCTTGACTACAACCACTACCGACCGGTCAAGGTCGAGGTCAAGTTCGAAGTACCGATCAAGCATCCTGAGACTGGCGACCAGCTCTGGTGCGACTGCCTCACCTGTTGGGGCCGCTACCGTGCCTACATGGCGACACAGTACCCTGAAGGCTCGGAGTCACTTGCTGAGATCGATGCCATGCACGGCAGGTTTCCGAATCGCTGGATCGGTCTGCCCGTCTCATACGGCGGTCGCATCGACGCCATCTTCGAGCACATCGTCACAGGTCAGTACTACGTCGTGGACTGGAAGACCGCTGCTACATTGGCAGAGGAAAGCCAGCGGATGATGTTCCTTCTGCTCGACGACCAGATCACGTCGTATGTGTGGGCGTTGAATCAGTGCAGTGTTCGAGTTGTTGGCTTCATCTACCACGAGCAGAAGAAGGCCTTCGCAGTACCTCCTGCTCTACTGGTGCGACGCTACAAAGGTAGGCTCTTCAGCACTGCGGCTGATCAGGCAACCAGCCTGGAGATCTTCCAGAAGACAGTAGAAGAGAACGACCCTGAGGGCGTTGCTACGGGTGCTTACGACGAGTACTTCGACAAGCTTCGCGATGAGCCGATGCGCTTCCATGCCCGCTATTTCGTACCTCGCAGCGACGAAGAGCTTAGGCAGTGTGGCATCAACATCTACAAAGAAGCCGTTGAGATGGTCGATGCGAACCTGAACATCTACCCAAACGCAGGCCGCTTCAACTGTCAGACGTGCGCCTTCAATCAGCCATGCCTCGAACAGAACTCGGGTGGGGATGTGCTCTACACCCTGGAGAGTCTCTTCGAGAAGCGACGCTACCACTACTGGGAAGACAAGAAGCCCTCGACCGAGACCAAGGGTGGCGAGTGATGCAGTGCAAGTGTACTCACCTCCACAATGAGCACATGTGGGAACAGCAGCCTGAGCCCTGCCTCGTATCGAACTGTACGTGTCGGGAGTACAAGCCAGCCAAGCTGACTCGCTCGAAAGGCTTCCTCGTGCCTAAGCGATTCTGGGGAGGTATTCGACTATAATGACACTCGTAGTCGTTCTCTTCGTGGTCGGTGTCGTGGTGATGTTTTGCCTCGCAGTACCTATGCTAGTCGAGGGTGATACCCTTGCAGGTACTGCCTCTGCCGCCACGATGTTCATGCTTGCAGGCTCGCTCGTCTTCGTGCCTGTACTTCGTCACACGTTGGAGGCATGGTGAAACGAATCGAGCGCGCAGTTGCCATCGTCGTCTCCTCGCGAGGTGACATGTCCTATCCGGAGACAGAGGAAGAGATACAAACGTTACTGAATTTCTTCCAACATCGATCGGCTGTACTAGTCTTCCGTAAGGACAAGGAGTACCCTCAGGTGCCTCTGCCTCCCTCCAAGTCGCTACCACTGGACCTGCCATGAGACTAGTTGAATGTAGTTACGAGTACTGCAGTGACGATGGTCATCACCCTCGCTGCAAAGAGTACCAGCGACAGAACTATCGGATCAGATACAACGAGAAGCGTGCACTGACCATCATTATCATCCTCTTCATCACCATGATCCTGGTCATGCTCGGTGGAGTCTATCTAGCAGGAGTGATGGCAGGTGCCTAGCATTATTGATACCCTCGAGCAGACAGAGATGTGGTACGGTCAGGATGGACTTCCGTACAAGCTGGTCGAGATGGAGCAGTCTCACCGTATCAACGTAGTAGGCTTCCTCCGACGGCGAGCCGCCTCGCTTCAGGTTCACAGCTGGAGACTTGAGGCACACTACATGCGTAATGCTCCAGACGACGTAGTAGACTCCTGGAGTAGAGAGATTCCGAACAGTCCTGAGGAGTGGATCGAAGAGCGTCCGCTGATGATCGAGCTGAATAGACTCATCAAGCTGTATGACTCAATTAGGCCTGAGCAGCGACAGATCACTGTTGGTCCAGATCGCACTGCAACTGTAACACAAAGGGCGGTCTTTTCATGAGCAACTCCCTCGATGTTATCACTCCGAGGAATCTTGCAGGGCTCCGTATCGTCAAGGCTGCTGATCGAGCACCGTTCATCAACATGCTCGTCTACGGCAACAGCGGCATGGGGAAGACTCGGCTAGCAGGTACCTCGGACAGTGTACCTTCGATGCGAAAGGTGTTGATCGTCGACGTTGAGGGTGGCACGCTCACCCTGACGCACAGCAACCCGAACGTCGACATCGTTCGTGTGAAGACCTGGAAGGAAGTGCAGGCTGTCTACGATGAGTTGTACGCCGGTAACACTGGCTACAACACTGTCGTACTCGACTCGCTGACTGAGATCCAGAAGTTCAACATGTACACGATCATGGATGATCTGAAGAAGGATCCGAAGAACTCCGAGCGGAGTGTCGACGTACCGTCAATGCGCGAGTGGGGTATCAACCTCGAGCAGATGCGAAAGTTCGTTCGAGCCTTCCGAGACATGCCGATCAACACCATCTTCACAGCACTCGCCAAGGAAGAGAAGAACACCAAGACGGGAATGGTGCACAAGCAACCATCCCTCTCAGGAAAGCTGGCTGGAGAGGTCGCCGCCTTCCTGGATATCGTGTGCTACATGTACGTCAAAGAGATCGACGGCGAGATGCGGCGCATGCTCCTGACTACGTCGACTGACGAGTACGTCGCGAAGGACAGGACCGGAAAGCTCCCCTTGGTCATTCCTGATCCGACCATGGTGGAGATCTACAAACACATCGAATCCAACACCTACACAGAAGAAGCAGCCAACAACCTCACCTGAAGGACTAGGAACGAAACATGACTGAAGGTTTGCGCGTCAACTTCTCTGACAAGGAAGCGACGAGTGCTGCACTCGACCCGATTCCTCGTGGGGAGTACCACGTCAAGATCACGGACATCGAAACTCGTTACTCGAAGTCCGAGAAGAACAACGGCAAGCCGTACTGGGCGATCGAGTTCACCGTTCAGGAAGGCCCGTACTCCGATCGCAAGGTCTGGACGAACTGCATGCTGTTCGAGGGCGCTCTCTACACCCTCTCGCAGCTCATGAAGTCGCTCGGCTACAACGTCGAGGAAGGCGAGTTCCAACTGCCTGACCCGGATGACCTGATCACTCGTGACGTGATGGTCAAGGTGACCATCACGGCGGAGACCGAGCAGTACCAGGCGCGCAATGAGGTTCGGAGCATCAAGGCGTTCGGCGACCAGCCGAAGCCCGGCGGTGGCAAGACGAACGCCATGCTCCCGTAGTACCTCCTGACGGTGAAGGTGCCCGACTGACGGACGGGTAAATGGTTACTCCAAGGAACAGCAGCCTTCACTTCAAAGCCCGAGAGGGAGTGGTATGCAAGGCGTCGAGATCTTTTTCAAGTACCTCTTCGGGCCATCAGTCCAAGGTTATGTCTGCCTGGCCAGCCTGACCAAGTCTAGAGATGGGTGGAAGGAAAGCTTCTTCCAGTGGCCAGCTCAGTTAGACGACATGATCGACTTCGTGGCCAAGCGTATCAATACACACAACCTGTACGTCTGTCCGCAGATCCTGAGCAAGCCGACCAGGAGGAAAGAGTTCGTCAAGGCCTGCCCATCAGCCTGGGCTGATCTGGATCAGTGCAACCCTGACGATTGCATCGTACCACCTACCATCTCGATCAGGTCCTCTGAAGGCCGTTACCAAGCGTACTGGGTGTTTGAGGATGCAATGCCTCCGGAAGAGGCAGAGAGCATCAGTCAGCGAATCGCATACTATCATGCCTTTCAGGGTGCAGATAAGTCAGGCTGGGACCTGACGCAGATGCTACGCGTACCGCATACACACAATTACAACCACGGTCGTGATGACGAGGTTGTAGAAGTGCTGAACATCTCACGTAGTAAGTATCGCATCGAGGACTTCGAGAAATATCCCCAGATCGTCAAGGATAAGGTAGAGCAACTTGACATACCTCAGCACCTAGGCGATCAGACCGGGGAGGATATACTCGGGAAGTATGCTGAGGTTCTACCTCCACAGGTGGACTTTCTCTTCAGCAACATACCAGATTCAGATAGCTGGAGTGAGTCGCTCTGGAAGTTGCAGATGTTCTGTTTCGAAGCAGGCCTCTCAGCTGAAGAGGTTTATCTAGTCGCTCGAGACTCGAGCTGCAACAAGTACAAACGCGACAACAAGTCGATGGAGTACCTATGGAAGGAGGTATGCCGATCACGTGTCAAACACGCGGAAGTAGCGAAGCTCACAGCACCACAGGATGCAGTTGAGCAGCCTCCACTTCTGACTAAAACCGAACGCGATCAGGTTGAAGCGAACAAAGGTCGAAGCGACTTCGTTGACGACTACATCGCATGGGCGAGATCACTAGGTGACGCAGCACCTCAGTACCATCAAGCAGGTGCATTCGTCATCCTGAGCGCGTTGCTGGGTGGTTCAGTGAGACTACCTACGTCGTTCGGTACGATGAAGCCTAACCTGTGGTTCATGATCCTTGCAGACACAACCCTGACGCGGAAAAGCACTGCAATGGACATCGCCATGGACCTGATCGAGGAGGTTGACAGTGGCGCTATTCTCGCAACAGATGGAAGCATCGAAGGCCTCATGGGTTCGCTATCCACAAGGCCAGGACAGCCTTCGGTATTCCTGCGGGACGAGTTCTCTGGTCTACTCGAAGCCATCACCAAGAAAGACTACTACGCCGGAATGGCGGAGACACTTACGAAGCTCTACGACGGGAAGCTTCAAAAGAGAGTCCTGAAGAAGGAAGTCATCGAGGTCAAGGATCCTGTACTCGTCCTCTTCGCGGGTGGTATTCGAAACAAGGTATGTGGACTCCTAACGGTAGAACATATCTCCAGTGGGTTCGTGCCTCGCTTCGTGTTCATCACTGCAGAGTCTGACACATCTCGAGTTCGACCTCTTGGTCCTCCAACACAGCCGAACACTACAGGTCGCAAGGACATGCTCTCTCGTATGAGAGATATGTACATGCACTACAGACTGGAGCCAAGACTCGTCACCATCGACGGACGGTTACAGTACAATGCGCCACCTCACTGGGATGCACGGCTCACGCCTGAAGCCTGGTATAGATACAACGTACTCGAAGCGGACATGATGAAGGCTGGCCTAGCATCTGATCAGCCAGAGATTATGACACCTATGTACGACCGCCTGTGCAAGTCAACACTCAAGGCAGCAGTACTGATAGCCTCATCTAGACAACGACCTGAGACAGGCGAAGAAGTTGAGGTGACACGCGACGACCTCCTACGGGCTATCGGTCTAGCTGAGGAGTGGCGTGAGTACGGTAACATGATCATCAAGGACGTAGGCATCACTCAGAATGAGAAGGAGTTTCAGCGCATCCTCGAAGCTGTGATCCGAAAGCCTGGTATCAGCCGTAGTCAGTTGATGCAGAACCACCACCTCACGGCACGTACAGCAGATGCAATCTTCTCAACACTGGAGCAGCGAGGCCTCATTAACCGTCACCGTACTGCAGGTCAAAAGGGTGAGCGAATCTTTCCCAACAAGGCACCATCCAAAGTAAGGATCAGTGAACATGAAGCGTCTCAGTGACAGCGTTGCCGTGGTGAGTGGTGGCATGGACTCCGTGACCATGCTCTACCTCATGGTGCAGCGACTCTGTATTCCTCACGTCGTCAGCTTCGACTACGGACAGAAGCACGTCAAGGAACTGGAGTGCGCCGCATACCACGCTGACCTTCTAGGCCTACGACACACCGTCGTTCCGATGAAGCACCTCGGCGACTTCCTCAACTCGGCGCTCACCGACAGCGAGACGGATGTGCCTGAGGGTCACTATGCTGCGGAGAACATGAAGGCAACCGTCGTCCCTAACCGCAACATGATCATGATGTCTATCGCAGCAGGCATCGCCGTGAGCGAGAAGGCTGCATACCTCGGCGTCGGCATGCACGCAGGCGATCACGCGGTGTACCCTGACTGTCGTCCGGAGTTCGTCGTGCACATGGAGACGACGCTGAAGATCGCCAACGACGGCTTCATCCACCCCAACTTCCAGATCTTCTCGCCGTTCATCAACTCGACCAAGGGCGACATCGTCACCGTCGGGATGAACCTCAAGACCTTCCTGAACTACGGCAAGACGTGGAGCTGCTACAAGGGTGGCGAGCTGCACTGTGGCAAGTGTGGCACGTGCGTCGAGCGCAAGGAAGCCTTCCAGCTCGCCTGTTACGACGACCCGACGCAGTACGAGACCACCGAGGCGATCGCATGAGCGACCCGCTACAGATCGAGCTAGCCTACATCGACCGGATCGAGAAGCTCGAGAAGGAACTCCTCGAGGCTACACACCTCCTGGCTGCAGTCGTACACTGCAACGGAGGCGAGGTGACTCTGACCCAGGAGCTCATGACTACTGCTCCGGCAGGTGCAACGCTCGCAGTACACAATGACCCTGAGGCGTTGACAGTCACGCTGCAACTTACCAACACGGATGAGGATGAGAAGGGGGGTTCGGATGACGCTTCAGGGAACGACGGTAGTTAGTGTCAAGCACAACTTCGAGACCGCGCACCGTCTCCCGTTTCTGGGTGGCAAGTGTCAGAATCTACACGGTCATTCCTGGCACGCAAGGATCGGTCTACTCAATACCCACTACCCTGAGGGCATCAACGAACACGGTATCAGCATCGAGTATGGTCTCGTCAAGAACGTGATCCGCGGCTGGATCGATAGTCACCTCGATCACGGCACTATGCTCGGTGCACAAGATACGCTCGCCCAGTTCAGCTTCAGGACGCAACTAGGCAAGGTGTTCATCTTCGGTAGCGAGTTCGAGGGCGAATACCCTGCAGGTTCCATCACTGGCGTCTATACAGAGCTTCCATGGCCTACTGTGGAGGCTGTAGCGAAGATGCTCGCGGACAAGTTGCAGGAAGCCCTCGAGCAGTCCTGTGGCAGTCATATCTGGATCGACACCGTTGAGGTACGAGAGACAGCAGTCAATAGCTCGGTCTACATGCCTGGCTTCCTTCGCACGATGGAGAAGGTCGATGCTGCGGATCAGTGAAGTGTACACCAGCATTCAGGGTGAAGGTCCTGGTGCCGGTTCACCTACCCAGTTCGTCAGGTTCGCCGGCTGCAACTTGAAGTGCCCTGGCTGGCCTTGCGACACTCAGCATGCCATCGATCCGAAGCTCTATCGGAACGAGTGGGAGACGATCAGTCCAGATACTCTCCTCAACCATGTGGAGTCATGGCCACGAGCTGTCACGCTGACTGGTGGAGAGCCTCTCCTTCAGAACAAAGACGATCTCGAAGAGTTTGCCATTCGACTACTGCAGCTCGGTTATAGTATTGAGCTGTTCACAAACGGTACGTACCTGCTTCCTCACTGGTTGTCCCATCAGGGTATACGTACCCGCATAATCATGGACTGGAAACTCCCGGACAGCGGAGAGGATCCCGACAATGAGACTCGCATCACAAACCTACAGTACCTCCGTAACCGTGATGCGATCAAGTTCGTATGTGCATCACGGAGGGACTTCGACTCCGCACGGGAGATCGCACGCGAGTACATGCTCGAGGGAGGACGTCCGCAGCTCTACCTAGGCGTCGCATGGGGAAAGCTGGAGGAGAAGGAGCTCGTCGAGTGGATGCTGAAGGAACAGCTTCGCAGTGACGCATGGAAGCTGAACGTGCAGGTGCACAACTACATCTGGCCGAGGGACGAACGAGCGAGGTAGCAGTGGCACACTGGAAGTCACCTCTCGTATATCTAGTTCGTAATGGTAAGACTGTAGTCAATAGAGAGGAAGTCCCCTTGGAAGAGCCTAAGGTAGTAGACATTGTAGGTCCCCTGACTGGCTCGACCTACAAGATCCCCATCGCACCTGGCATCGGGGAATGGGACCTCTCCACGATCGATCCTGAAGTCCTCGCCGATGCACTTCTGCGCCGTCTTACTTCCACCTACGAGCCCAACAAGGATCACAGTCGTGATACCGCACGTCGCTGGGTCGCTTCGATGCGGGAACTGGTGACTCCTGAGCCCTTCAACTTTACCACCTTCCCAGCGACATCGGATGAGATGATCGTACTCGGACCGATGCCCTTCTACACCATGTGCGCTCATCATGTGATTCCATTCTACGGACAGGCCTACATCGGCTACGTACCCAAAGACTCGATCGCAGGTCTCAGCAAGTTCGCACGCCTAGTGAAGAACATGGCCAAGGGACTGTGGGTGCAGGAGGAGCTTACCGGAGCCATCGCCGATGGTATCGAAGCAGAGCTCGAGCCACGAGGTGCGGCAGTCGTCCTCGAAGGTGAGCACATGTGCATGTCGATGCGTGGCGTGCAGATGCCTGGCGTTGTCACCACTACATCGTCGATGCGCGGAGTCTTCGGCGATCACGAAAGGACTGCGAAGGCAGAGTTTCTACAGATCATCGCTCCAAGGAGGAAGACCAGTGGCTGAGCCTATTGCTGAAGCGAAGATGAACTTACTGGATGTACTGGTAAGACAGTGCATTAAGGATAGTGCGGAGTGGTTTCCTGAGGCTGCAAACGCCATGGCTACCGATCCGACACACCGCGTAAGAGCCTTAGTGCACCACAGCCTTGCGCTCGCAGGTGAGGTGGGTGAGCTCGCAAACCTGGTGAAGAAGGTGGATCGTGGATCGACTGATATCACTGGCATCGTCTTCCTCAACGATGCAGGCGAAGAGTTAGTGGACGTTCTCATCTACGTCCTCAACCTCGCAGGCATCCTGGGTGTCGATCTCCTGCAGGGCTACCTCAAGAAGCGTGACAAGAACGTCTCACGCTTCGCGAAGAACGGAACCGTCGCATGACCAAGGAAGAACTAGTCGAGCTTCTCGACGTCTACTCGAAAGAGTTCGACGCGCTGTGCGCTGAGCGTCATGAGATGGGCGCTGAGAAGTATGGACCCGGAAAGTTCCTCACGGTCGATACCCTTCAGGAAGCTCTCGAGGAGATCGTCGACCTCTCGAACTACGCACGCTACACGTTCATCAAGCTTCGTGCACTGCAAGATCGACTCCCGGAGATCGTCGGATGAAGCTCGCACTCATACCTCCACGCATCAGCCTGATCAACACTCAGAACACAGGATACCACCTCCTACTGCCTGAGCACGCAGATGACGCATACTATGAGAGCTACTACAACTGGCGTCGTGCGTGTGGTGATTTTCTCATGCTTGACAACGGGATCGCAGAAGGCAAGCCTACCGACCCTGAAGACCTCCTGGGAGTAGCCTTCAAGTATATGGTCAACGAAGTCGTTGTCCCTGACGTACTCTGTGACATGAAGGCCACCATACAGGCTGCGTGGGACTTCGAACAGTATGCAGATGAGGCACGCTCATTCAACTACATGGGTGTGGTACAGGGAAGCACTCTCGAAGAGCTGCTCAGCTGCATGCACGACTTCGCTGTAATGGAGTACATCGACACTCTGGCTATCCCCAGACACGTCGAGACCACAGTCGGCTTCGGTACTCGACTCCGACTGGTCGAGCATGCCTTCAAGACGTACGACAAGGAAATCCACCTCCTCGGTACCAATCCTCGTGCGATGAGTGAACTACGAACATACGCTGAGCACTACCGCCTGTATGGCGTTCGTGGTATCGATACTGCTTCGCCGTACTACTACGCGATGGCAGGACAGTTCATCATCGAGGAGAATCACGTAGCACGTCCTGAAGGATACTACGACGACTGCAACTATGACGAGCATCTCGCACAGCAAAACGTCGCAGTCGTGAAGGCGTGGGTGTATGGAAACTAATGATGACCCTCGATCCGGACGAAAACATCCACTGGCAGAGTGTGAGCGATGCTCCCTACGAGATAGTGGAGTGTTCGTGCCGACAAAGTTCCCATCGACACGAGATGGACAGCCTCCTGTATATGCTGTTGTGGGAGAAGCACCCGGAGTCCAAGAAGCTCATCGTGGCATCCCCTTCACCGGACCCTCAGGGAAGCTCCTCGACCGAGTGTTGGAACATCACAACATTGCCCGAGAGGATGTGACCTTAACCAATGCGGTACTCTGTAGACCGCCGGACAACGACCTCAAGCCTCACAAAGGGGCTGTGGGATATTGCAGTAAGCGTCTCGCAAGTGATCTGGCTGGAACGGAGAGAGCTCTGGCACTGGGCAACACGGCGGCCCAGGTCCTTCTTGGAACGACACGCAACATCACTGCGCTCCGTATCGGGCCGCCTAAGCCATCTCGGCTCGTGGACGGTCTCGAGGTCGTCGCCTCGTTTCATCCGGCCTATTGTCTTCGATCAGGAGACAACTTCCCCAGCCTCGTCAAAGACGTCGGAAAGCTTCGACACATCCCCATCCACTGGGAGCCACCTCAATACGTCGTCGCGACTGAGGTTGATCAAGCAGTCGGGTATCTCACCCAGCTCATCGACCGAACGGAACTTGAAGAGCTGGTAGTTGACATCGAGACTGGTATCGACAAGGAGAACTCGTACGACCACCCCAACCACTACCAGATGCTGTGTGTAGGTATCTGCTATGCGAAGGGGAAAGCCGTTGTCATTGGAGAGGAGCCCCTTAAGGACAAGGGAGTTCTCGATCTTCTGCGAAAACTACTCTCATCCCGTAAACTTGTCGAGCAGAATGGAAAGTTCGACAATAGCGGACTCTACCCTCTACTGGGCGACATTCGCACCTGGTTCGATACCATGCTGGCCAGTTACTGTATCGACGAGCGTCCAGGTAACCACGGACTGAAGCAGAACGTAACCGAGATCCTAGGTATGCCTGACTACGAGGCAGAGATCCAGAAGTACCTCGGTGTAGGTAAGCAGAAGAACTACGCCACGATTCCCCGTCCGATTCTCTACAAGTACAATGCCTACGATGTCGTAGGTACTTGGGATCTGAAAGAGCACTACATCGTGGAACTCGACAGACTCGGTCTACGAGGTCTCCACGACTTCCTGGTAGCTGCCGCCAATGAGCTCAAGTTCCTGGAGCTCAACGGAATCAAGATCGACAGGCAATGGAACCTTCAGCTGAGCCAGGAGTACCTAGAGACTCTGGCTGACCTCGAAGAGAAGATGGATCTATTCCTTCCCGAAGGCGCGGTATACGATAAGCGAGGCGGTATCAATCCTCGTTCATGGCAGCAGCTTCTGAACTTCTTCCACGACAACAACATCATGATCAAGGACACCACGAAAGACACTCTCGAGGCGTTGTACGATCAGAGGGAGAAGCTGCAACTTCAGTCGTTCATCGTTAGCTTTCTGGAGCTCCTACTTCAACATCGCAAGGAAGCCAAGGCGTATGGTACCTATGTGAAGGGTATTGCATCACGACTGTACCGTGGTCGCGTATACACCACCTATTCACTCCATGGTACAACTTCAGGTCGTCTGGCATCGAGGAACCCCAACCTTCAGAACATCATTCGTAACAACAAGATCAAGAAGCAGTTCATCGTTTCAAAGCCAGAGAACGTCTTCGTCGGCGCTGACTACAAGCAGGCTGAAGGTCGTGTCATCTGCACCCTCGCCCAGGACGAATACCTGAGGAAGATCTTCAGTGACCCTGACGCTGACCTGTTCACTTCGCTCGGACGGGATCTGTATGGGCGTTCAGAGAAGTTGTCGAAAGACGAACGTGTTCGAGTCAAGGCCTACTTTTACGGTCTGGGTTATGGGCGTGAAGCTTACAGCATCGCCAAAGAGTGGGGGATGTCAGTACGTGAGGCCGAGGAAGGCCTCACCGCGTTCATGGATATCATCCCAAACGTACGCGACTGGCAACTACAAGTGCAACAGTCTATCCTCGATGGAGAAGACCTTGTTACATCATTCGGACGTCGACGTCGCTTCCAGCTCATTACCAAAGAGAACCGTAAAGACGTCCTCAAAGAAGGTCTGTCCTTCCTGCCTCAATCTACTTCCTCCGACATCTGCCTCTCGGCATTCATTCGTCTGCGACCAATGCTTCGAGGTCGTGCCTTCATTCGCCTCACTATTCATGACGCGCTCTATGCCGAGTGCGCTGAGGAACACAAGGAAGAGGTGGGTGATATTCTTCGCTCTGTCATGGTTGAAGAAGGAGCGAAGTGGACCGACTACGTCCCGTTCGCAGTAGATCTCAGTTATGGCAAGTCCTGGGGCGAAATGGAAGATGTTGACTAACTGGGTTTGGCTCGGAATCATAATCCTGCTACAGATATTCGGAGCACTCCTCTGTTACTGGGATAAGAAGTACGGAGACATCCTATGGCATATACGTCCGAAGAACAGGCGGCGTACCGAGCAGGGCACCCCGAGTACGTCAGGAGGTCGGCGCTTCAGTCTCGTGCACGTAATAAGGCCCTCGCGACTCTCAAGGAGCGGCACAAGAGGGAGTTCGACACCATCTACGCCGCGTGCTGCAAAGAGCTCGGCCTCGAACTCAGGTGGACACGATGAGGGGTAGGAAGGCACCAGAAGGCAGTACGTATGTCTCTGCCAACGGATACCACTACACCAAGAGTGGTGATGCGTGGCGACTAACGCATCACATCATCGCCGAGGAGCACATTCTCGGACGCCCTATCTCTGAGAACGAACTAGTTCGTTTCAAGACAAACAACAAGGCAAACCTCCATCCAGACAACATCGAAGTCGTCATCAAGGGCAAGCAGAGCCTACGACGTCGCAAGGCTCAACTCGAGGCTCGTATCGAAGAGCTCCAAGCACAACTCGATCAGGTGAACAAGGAGATCGAGGCTCAGCGTGAGCTCAAGGTCTAAACTTCGTCTAACCCATTGAGACTCTAGTTAGACCAATCTGAAGTACAGCCTCAACGTAGTTATATGAGTCTCATGATCCTCAAGTTAGATCGCAAGTTAGACGATGGGAGGTGGCTATGACACACATACCACAGGGCACATGTTGGAGGTCTGAATGATGAAGTCGGGGAAGCTTAACGTCCTCTGGTTCGACCCGGGAGGTACGACTGGCTGGTGCCTCTACTCATGTGACCTGATGGTTCACCGACCTGATCCTGCCGCCTACCCACGGTTCGAATTCTACGGCGAGAAGTGGAACCAGGGCGAGCTTGGTCCAGGTGATCACCATGGACAACTGTGGTCGCTGATCGGAGCTTGTCATACAGACAACTTCGTTCTGGGTTGTGAGTCGTTCGAGTTCAGACAAGGTAAACAGAGAGACAACATTGTACTCGATTCGAAGGAGTACATTGGGGTCTGCAAGCTCTACAGTCAGCTCACGAATCCAACTGTGCCTGTGGTGTCAGTGTTTCAAACTGCCGCCGCCGGCAAGGGCTTCTGGTATCCGAAGAAGCGCGGCACCCAGCAGCGCGATGCAACCAAGCTGAAGGCTATCGGTCTTTACACCACAGGTAGTACACACATGAACGATGCCACTGCACATACGCTGCACTGGCTGACCGAAGGCCCCTTCAAGCGGCAGAAGTGGCTCGAGATGTTGAAAGGAGTATGATGGCTACCGATTGGGGTGGCGGAGGAGAGAAGAGTGGTGGAGGTAGTGGTGGAGGGGGAGGATCAATTCCCTGCCCTATCGTTGTAGCAGGCATTGTGATCATCTTCGCCCTACTAGTGAAGCTGGTTCGCAAGTAGACGGAAACCCCCTCAGTATGGACCGGCCGCGCCCGTGTACGGCCACTGAGGGGGTTTCCTTATGCCCTCCTGGCGGAGGGTGTCTGTGTGTCTATGAAGTCAGTACGGACGCCAGGTGTTGACTGCTCCAGTGTACTTGAGCGTAGAGGCTCCACTGTTGAGCGTTACACCCTGATCCGTCTTCAGCGTGACGTGCGTCGCATCGATGATAGTCGCAACACGTGCGGGCAGCCACTTGCAGATGCCACCGACCACCACGAGGAAGCTGACAGGCTTACCGACACGCAGTCGGACCTTGTTAGCCATTGACGACCGTTCCCGTCGGGGTGTCCTTGGGCTGGTTGGGAATCGCCCACACTCCAGCTGTGGAGCCGATCAAGATGGCGACGTCGTACCACTCCGTACCGGTGACTCCACCAGGGAGTGCGAGGATGAGTAGACCCATACCCGCCAGGGAAGCGTGTACCCAGGTCTTCGCGGTCGCCAGGAGGTCGGTGTTCGGGACGAGCCAAGTCTCGAGAGCACCCAGTGCCAGTGAGATCGTGGTAAGCGACTCGAAGACATCGAGGTGTCCGTCGTCCAAGAAGCCCTTCGTTCCGAGGAACAGGGCGCCAAGGATGGCCCATACGAGCTTGTTGAAGTTCATTGCAGTTCTTCCTTCTGTGTGTGGTGCGGTGTAAGACCGTCTCCCTTCCTTCGTGAACGAAACAAGATCTTGGTGAATACTGTCGCTCGCCATACAATGACGAACGCCATGAGGTGAAAGCAAGAGGCGACTATTATGCCGCGTCCAGGGAAGTTACCAAAAACAAAGAAGATTACACTGGGCGTGAGGTTTAGCCAGACAGCAACTCCATAAGTGAAGAAGTGCATGCCTAGCTCTGACTCCCAGAACCGCATTGTCAAAGCGTAGGCGACGGGGAAGATTAGAGCAGCTATCCACGCCAGTAGTAGGATCACTACCGTCTCAAGGTACCAGAAGCCAGAGAGTTGACTCATCGCATACCCTCTTCCAGCGCCTTCATGAACGTACTCACGAACTGATTGACGTTCTGCAGGTGCTTGCTCTTCTTGCGGACGTCTTCGCCCTTACGGGTGATCTCACGTACCTCTCTAAGTCGTTGGTCACCTGTTTTCGCTGCCTGGCGCCCTTCTTGAATGTCTCGGTCTGTCTCCTCTTCAATCTTCTTGCGCCAGCGCCACAATATGTTCACCGCCCTAGATCCTTGTTAGCACTGAGCTTAGCCACTGCCTCACTGAGACTACCAACAAGCTTGACCACCACTTCGTGATCGTTATGGATCTCCTTGAGGACTGGGATGGTCTCTGTAAGAGCCTGCTCCCTCTGCGCCGCTGCGTGCTTCCAGAACTCGATGGCCTCATTCTTTGCAGTGATTAGGGACTCGACAGTCTTCCTAGGTACAAGGTATCCGCGGGCTATCATCAGGATGACGAGTAGCAAGATACCTATAGCACCGACATCCTTGACAATGTTAAAGTCTAAGCCGCCCACTGTGCCTCCCAGTATGGACCGTATGACTAGTGCGTCTTGAGTTGCGCCTCGAGCCGTTCGATACGACGCTCCAGTTCAGACAACTTGTCGAGTATGTCACCACCTGCAGCATGCTTCATGGCTTGAGTATCGGTCCAGTCAGGTCGCTTGCTCGGATCAGTTGACTGTCGTGAGAAAGGGTTAACAGAGGTCACTCGCCTGCCTCCGTTATCTGTGCATTGTGATTCGTGGTGTTGAGGGTAATGGTTTCAGGACCATCCGAGCCACCGGGAGTAAGTCCCCATCCCGTTACACGTGTGGTCCCTCTACGCACCTTCGGAAACCTGTAAGGGTCATCCAGTACGTAGTCGAAGTAGTCGCCGAGGTTCCAGTTACCAAAGTCTGCGTCCTCAGTGGAGGGACTTAGCTGGAGTACGAGTGTGGGGTTGATCATTGGTGGTGCCACCACGTCTCGCATAGCACTCAGCGTCTGACCTAGGACTGTGACATTCTCAGTCTCACTGAATGTGTAGCGTTTGCGGAGTCGTGGATAACCTGCCGCAAGACTGGCACTGTTGATCAACGTGGCACGTGGTGTACTAGCATCGTTGGCCTTACCAATACCTGCGAGGACGTTAGCGGCATTGGCTGTAGACTCTGCCCACCAATACTTAGAGATCTCACCTGGGTATTGGAAGAGAAGCTTCGGTACAGTAGATGTCCAAGGCACGCCGATCATGTAGCCATCGCCTAGATCCCAACGGCCCAGATCTAGAGCTGCATGACGTCCAAGGGTATCCTTGTAGTACCTGATGCGATACTCTACACCGCCGCGTACGTACTCCTTGACCACATCATCCCAAGTGTGGTAGTCGATACCCACCAAAACCTTGTTGTAGGTTATATCTCCATCACTACCCACAGCCACAGGAATGTCAAGCAGACCAGTAGGTGCATCACTACCGACTTCAAAGGCTCGACGGAAGGCCTCACGTACGATGTTAGTCTTGTAGTCGGTCAAGTTCAAGTCTACGTCGCAGTAGTCCTTGACCAAGTATGCATCGAAGGTCCTAGCTTGAAGCTGGCATGTGCGACCATCACTCTGATATGTACGTGACCACAGAATGCCACCCCAGATCAACTGTGTATCACGCTCACACCATACAACTGTACGTCCAGGCATAGTGACATCGAGGATCTCCTGCGGGCTCCGATAGTCACTATCCATCCGTATAGTACCTGTCCAGTCACCTGCTTGCGATAAGTTACCTGACATATAGGTGCCATACATACCTGGCAACTCGTCTAGGAAGGTACCTGTCTTGAGGTCTTCGAAGAAGTATCTGTAAACGGGCATTGCGGGCTTACACCTCCTGACGCGTACATCCCTAGACGAGTGCCCTGTGGTATTACTGCGAGGCAGCTTCCGCCGCGTGGGCCGAGAGGCGATCCACCAGCTTCTGCATGAACAGGTCGGTGACCTGCTCTGCCTGATCCGAGTTGTCCTCTTGCAGCAGCTCGATCAGATCCGTCCTCAACGACGCCGCAGCCTGAGATGCGACCTGTGCAGCGATAGCTGGTGCTGCACTCGTCACCGCCGTGTTGATCATGCCCTGCAGCATTTCGGCTGTGACGTCAGGATCGTTCGCGATTGCCGTCGTGATGGTCAGAAGTGCATCTACCTTCGTACCTACGACAGCGATACCCTGAGCCGCAGCCAGCGACGAACGAGCCGACTCCTTCAGGCAGTCACCGGGATTGCGGTTGTCCCCGAACTCCCGGTAGTTGTCAGCCTGAAAGATTCTGGCCTTGATGTTGTATACGATCTGATCCAGATCCGTAATGGTCAATGCCATGCTGCCACCTCCTTCTTGACCCCAGTCATCACTGAGGCAATCGTTGACGTCACACTGAACGCCTCCTACGCTGACGTACCCTACCTTCTGGTACAGGTGAGCACCATTGAAATGAGCTCCACCGGACCAAGCTACGGTCTGCCAGTACCAACTAACAGCACCGAAGGGTCGTAGGTAGGCGAGCAGTACGTACTTACCATATGCACCGACTCTGTCGACACCGATGACACTACCAAAGCCTCGCGCGTACTCCAGAATCTTCGGGTAGTCGCTTGACGGTGCATCGTAGTCCACCGCGAAGTAGATCGCACGAACATCGTTCGAGACCTTACGTGCTTCAGTCCAGGCCCACGTCGCATCGTGTGCACCTGCCGCAAAGCCCTGAGCGACTCGACCTTTGCTCACGTGCTGATAGACGAACGCGATACTACGACCGGCATCGCGTAGACTCTTCGCCTCCGCAACATCGATGGGAACTACTGAGCTCGATCCCTCCTTACGAAGATAGCGGATTGCGCCATGGTAGTCGGCGTTCTTTACCGCTTGCCCATTGAGATGTGCGCCCGCACAGTCTAAGATCTCAGCCATATACCTCCTCCTGTCTTATACGTTGATCAAGTTACCAGCGTTTGCCACTGGTGGTTGTGGTACAATTCGAACGTGATACCTACCGTCCGAGTTGAAGTTTCCATTTGCTGCACCGAATTGCTTCTCCATACGACATACGATGGAGTGCGCACCTGTCTGTACAGAGCTACGCCACCAGCTGGTACGTTGCCTGTGATTGTCTGTCGTACCGACAAAGGCATCACCAAGAATTGTACCTGAAGTGGTATCCAGTCGAGCAACTACCGACCAGCCACCACCAGATGCAGCATTGTTAGCAATCCCACTGAACTCGCCCTCAATGTAGTAGGGGTAGCTAGGATCGGGAATGCTAATCGTGTTGACAGTGAAGCTAGCTGCCTGGTTGGTCAGATAGCTAAAACCGCCTGTACCAGACAGTACATTGTCAACGCCAACCGGACGCCAGCCTGTGGTAGCCTCTGCGTTCCAACCTTCAACGTGTCCGTTCCAATAGCGCAAGTCACCATAGTCGATACCTGCGTTAGCAAACTCGAACGACCTGATGTTGCGTACGCCACCCTGCATGGAGTAGAGAACACGTGGATCGAGGATCTTGTTCTGCGTGATGGACGTAACACCAGGATCCACATATACATGACCTAGCTGAACAGCGTTGGAAGGTAGTCCAGCGAAGTTTGGTGTGGCAGACCCCACAGCTGCGTTTGTTCCTACTACAACGCCATAATCTAGCTTGTTCAGTGCGGTGGAGTAGACAGCATCGTTAACGTATCCGTACACTAAGTCAACGCGCTGAAGCGTGGCGTGCGAAGCACCAATGGTTATCGGTGTGATCTCCGCATCGTTGGCCATTACATACACGCCCTGCGTGTTAGCTTCCAGACCCCTGATGAGACCGAGACCACGTGACAGTCGAACCGACATGTTCGGCGAGCTCTGTGCTAACACCTTGAGAGAGGTTGGACGGAACTGGACGCCGTCGTTACTGCCTAGTGTACCACCTGTGGAGTCGTTGCGCATGAGCGCCGACATAGCCAGACGGTGAGTGAGCGCGTGATGATCCGTGCGGTTCTGAAAGAAGCCGCTTGGCACCATAATAGCCATGGTACTCCTTAGAAGTAACCGTCACGATAAGTGCCGCTGATAGGTACGACAGCGCTTGATGATGCCTGATACCTTAGTATGTTGGTTCCGGGCACAAGTAAGAACCAGCCATCCTCATAGGCAACAGTGCCTCGACGAGATGCACCATTCAGCTTTACTGTACGACGCTTAAGGTCGATCGTAATGATGTCAGATACGCCTGCAACGAGACTGGACATGTTGAGCGTTACGCCTACGGTGTCACTAATGATCCTGGGACCTGTCACAGGACCGTACAGCGTGATGATCGCACCCACTGCCTTGGTGCCTGCATTGACTACGGACATCTGGCTGCCTGTACTTGAGGCGCCTCCGAAGCTGAGATCGTACGCATGGTCGAATCCATGGCCATTGATGACCTCACTACTTAGAGCACCGCTGAAGGACTTGACTGTAGATCCGTAGACTACAGGATCTTGTGCTTGGAGAATCACACTGAAGGATGTCGAGTTGAACCTACGAGCCTGATCGATATCATACCTGACACCAAGACTCTTACAGAACACGACTCGCTGATCTACTCCAGGTGACTTGATGTATAGCGGTTTGTCTACAGTGCTTGGCTGAAAGTTGCTCTTCAGCGCGTCCAGTTGTGCTTCGATGGACTCTGAAGAGTGACAGAACAGCGTACCTTCAATAGTGAGTGTCCGAGGATCCAGGAACTCACTCTCTACCGTACCGCCATCTTCACCCTCAGCGATGCGCATCGACGTACGTACGCTTGCGAGGTCGAGACCCGTAACCTTGTAGACGTCGTACACAGGTACACCGACTACAGGCGAGTTGTTGTTCCCGTTGAGTAGCACACCTGCATCAGTGAACATGTATGCATAGTCATCCAGTACGGGCGCTACCATCTATCCCACCCTTCCAGACAACGCGAAGCCAAGGATGGCTGCGTCACGCTCAGGTACGATCTCGGGTGTATTGATGGTGATCGACTGAGTCACACCACTGCCACTCCCGTTACTACCGACAGGCATGTACGTGTAAGGCAGTGGGTTACTCGCTGTAGACCTCATGCTGTAGTCTCCGCGCATCCCACTCGTGATGTCGTTCGTGACATCGAACATCGTACTGCGAAGCGAATCGCGCTGTGACTCGACACCTCTAATGAGACCCTGCATGATAGCGACACCGCTTGGAGTCAGGAGCTTCTTGTCCAGATCCATTGGACCCTTCCAAGTAGGGATCATCGCGGTGATCGTCTGGAAGATCTTACCCAGTGCTCCGATCTTCGACTCAGCTCCACTCTTCAAGGACTCTACAATGGCAGCACCCTCACTCCGTAGAGACACACCACCAAACAGTGCATGCAATCCTCCAGCTACTCGATTGGCTACATCCAAAATGGCTTGGTACTTTGAGCCTATACCATCACCAAACGAGGCAGCAACCCTTCGACCTGCTGCCTCATACTTTGCATCGTCACCACTGAACACTCTATGCACTGCACCTACGATGGCATTGACAACATCTACGATGGCTTTGGACTGTGCAGACAAACCGCCATTGAACCTACGTCCGATGTTCTGCCCCGCAGCATCGAAGTCGGCATCTCTGGAGTGGAAGAGGTCATGCATCAAGCCGACTATCGTAGTGACCCGGTTCAATGCATTCTGTTGCTCCGAGGTTAACCCATCAGCCAAGGAACGAGTTATTATCTTACCCTCATTCAAAGCAGGTTCAGGAGCCCCACCAAAAACGCGTATAACAGCATCAATGATGTCTTGTCCTGACTGGACAACTGCACCCTTACCACCAAGGACGCCTCCCGCGTACTTCTCAGCCATCTGCTTACCTACGCCTGCTACTGCTTCCATCTTAGCAGTACTACCTGTAGCGAAGTAATCAATGACGGCTGAACCCACGTCGTAGGCCCAAGTGAAGATGCCTGTCACAGATTCCCACAACGCCTTGAGGATCTGACCAGGCAAGTCCCAGAAGAGCTTGACGATAGCATCCCATACTGCCTCAAGTGCACCTAGAATGATATCCCAAACCGCTTGGAATGCCTCCACCAAGATGTGGAAACCTTGCTTGACAATGTCAGCCAGAATGTGCCAAGCACCCTTAATGAGTCCGACGATAGCATCCCAGACACCTGTAAGGACTCCCCAGATAGCCTTCCAGACGCCCGCGAAGATCTTCCCGATACCTCTCCACGCGCGTTCCCAGTCACCTGAGAAGACACCAACAATGATGTCGATGATACCCTGGAAGACCTTGATAATACCCTCAACAACTCCTGATATGGCTTCCCAAGCACCCTTGAGCACTCCGACTATTGCAGTCCATGTACCCTCGAACACTGACAATATCATGTTCAGGATAGGTATCAGGATGTTCTTAACGTGCTCCCATGCATCAACTATACCATCAACTAGAGGTTGGATGATCTTCATGACATCGTCCCACAGACCCTGAGTCCAGTTTACGATATCATCCCAGATGCGCTTGATCCAGTTGCCCATAGTCTTAACTGCAGTGATTACATCGTTACTAATCCGATTCCATAGAGCAACTAGACGCTCACCGAAGTTACGAACGATCCAATCCCATACAGGCTTCAGGACACTGTTGAGCAGCCAGTTCCAAGCCTCCCCCAAGGCCTTGATGATCTTATCCCAGTTCTTGTAGATCAGGTATCCTGCAGCTACTAGCAGGCCGATACCTACTACAACGAGCGCGAAGATACCCAGCAATGCCCCCAAGCTAAGGCCTACAAGACTTGCCGCACCACTCAGCATGACGAAGGCGCCTGCGACCGAAGTTACTATACCTAGCAGCGAGCTGAGCACTGCACTCATGGCTATGATCTTGATGATCAGGAACTTGGTACCATCATCTAGCTTGTTCCACCAGTCCAAGACTCTACCCAGTACATCAAGCAGCTTGTTGAAGACGGGGATCAGCGCCTGACCAACCTCGATCCGCATGATCTGCCAACGGTTCTTCAACAACTGCGACTTAGCTGCAGTAGTGTCAGCCATGGTGGAGTATGCGTCTGTGAACGCCCCTTGCGCGTTCTGCATGTCTCCGACTAGACCCAGGAACTGCATCACTGAGTCACGATCCTTGAGTACTGCATCATAGAACCGTCGTGCTTGAATCGTACCACCAGAACTCTTGAACAGTTCCTGCAGAGCTGCAGCTCGCTCGGGTGCAGTCAGATTGGCCAGCTTACCTTGAAGGTCAAGCATGATGCCACCGATGTCACGGAACTGTCCCTTGGCATCCTTGGTGACAACGCCCATCTTCTCCAGACGTTGAATCGTCTTGGGATGCGCCAGCGCATCCAATGCACGAGCGGCAGACGCTGCAGCCATGTCTGCTGACAGTCCGTTACGCGTGAGATACGCGAGCATGCCTGCAAGGCTCTCAATGGACTGTCCTGCACGTGCTGCCGAAGGTGTAGCCTTACCAATGGCACCTGCGAACTGCTCGAACGTACCAACACCCTTACGTACCAACTGGAACTGTACGTCTAGAACCTTGTTCACATTCTCCGCAGGAATGTGAAAAGCGTTCAAAATGCCAATCGTGGCACGAGAGGCAGTCTGCAGATCAACCTGACCTGCGACGGCTTCCTTGGCAAACTCCTCTAGCAAGTGCCTAGACTGGGGTACAGTCACACTCAGCGAGGAGAAGATGTCATACAGACCTGCGGATAGCTGCTCGATAGGTATAGCTATCTTACCTGCAGTATCCTTGACTATGTCTCCCAACTCTTTCTGGGAGACTTTCACCTTGTCTGTCTGTGTGGCTACAAGGGCAATGGATCGCTCGAACTCGATGGCCTGCTTGGTTGAATCGTACAGCCACTTACCTGCAGCAGCACCGGCAAAGACCATTCCCGCACCCAGCGATACCAATGCTGAGCCTGCAGAGATCTGATTTCTTGCTGCACGTTGAGCAGCCGCATTCAGGTTCGAGAACTCTCCCCCAAGACCTCTCAGTACTCGACTAGCCTCGTCACGTGCACGCAGCACTAACAGGAGCTCACGACTACTGAGGGCCATGCCGACTCACCACCTTACCCCTGTGCTTGCTTATTACGTTCCATCTCTGCTCGCTCATTCTGTGCTGACAGTACACACTCGATCATATACACATGTAGTGCATCCTGATCAAGTAGGCCACCAGCTTGAGGTAGAACGTGTAGTGCTTGGCAGAGGTTAGTCATCGTGATCGCTTGTGCTACCACTGCATCGGGCTTGCGAGTCAGAACGATCGAGGCCCTCACCCGGTCAAAAAATCGCCGTCCTCCGTGTTCAGGTTCTTCTCGAAGTTGTTCAGCTCGTCGATGAGGACGGAGATCTCCTCACCAATGCGAGGGTCGAGCCTCTTGATGTTCTCTTGCTGAGTGAGGTCGAGCTTCTGGCCGTTCTCGTCTTGCAGGTTGTGATCAACCAGACAGGTACGGAAGTCGAAGACAGTCGACACCATAGCCAGCATGTCGATCTCAGCCTTCGCACCCTTACTCCGACGCTGCTGACGGTTGCCTCCTCCACCCCCACCCATCTCCATGGTCATCTTCATCGCCAGCTCCTGGCGCTGCTGCTTCTCGCCATACGACATACGACGAAGCATGACCCAGCCTTCAGGAAGGGTCTCGAGTTGGATCTGTTCCCCTGGGCTCTGGTCCACAGTTGCACGGGGCATTTCTACTCCTAGGTTCTTAGTAGCGTCTCTAGTGTCTGTTCTTTGTCTAACCGGTTTAGACTTTAGTTAGACGAACAAACCCGGGCTCTAGATACAACTACTACGGGCTGATCTGACAAGCTGGTTAGACTCTAGTATAGACGCGGGTAGTGCTTGGACACCGATACCACAGGGCACATTGAAGCGCTTGAAGGTTCACTTACGTGATATCGACAGTTGCCTTGATGGTGACCTTGTATGCAGCTGTCGCAGTCGCATCGTATGTGCCCATGTAGTTGATGGCTGCACGCACCAGATCGCCTTGCGACGAAAGGTTCATCACGTAGGTGTCCTTGATTGCTGCAGCCATGTCGATCTGGATGCTCTCGTTTGCAGACTTCGATGCGAGAAGCTTGATGGCTTGCGACGTGAGAGCCTTGAAGGCGTCGTACTCAGTACGCGTGAGGAAGTCACGTTCCATGGCAAGCGTGACGGAGCGCTCGCCGTACTTCATGAACTGGGCGCCACGACCGGTGTTCTTCAGACGAAACTGTGGCTCTGCGTTGTCTGCGACCGAGAAGGTGAACGAGTCCGCATCGAAGACCTGAGTCGTGGTAGGAATCTCGATCGTGTACTCGCCTGCACCAAACGGCTGAGTCTGTCCACCGGTCCATGCGGGCGTAGGAAGCGTCTGAGCTGACTCGTCTGAGCCGACGATGTTCCACGTCGTCTTGAGCAGACCGTCTTCGACAGTGTAGTTGAACCCCGACACAACGCAGCCAGTGTAGCCGAAGATCTCACCATCGCGTACGATGGTGATTGATGCCGTCGCCGCAGCAACAGCGTTGGCGTTGGGAGTAAAAGCGTACGTCCACGGAGAGGCAGCACCCGTCTTGACGAGGGTCGCACGGGAGATCTTGTGGAAGTACACGTTCTTGTCGGAGAAGGCTTCCATCGTGATGTCACCGGCGATGTTCACGTTACCAGGTACACCACCGAGCACGTCGACGTTCTGCCTGATCGGACGACGCCAGACAGTAGCCTGTGGACGTGCCAAGCTCTCTGACAGGAACGGGATGTAGATTGTTGGAGCCTGGTACGTGCCAGAGACAGTCTCAATGGCGAAACCGAGGAACCCACCGCCACCGATGCCGTAAGCCACTTCAAACCACCTTCTTACTATTCGACTACGATGAGTTCACAACCGTCAGGGACTAACAGGAATGAGAAAGGCATGTGTGCGACACGCTCGAAGCCAGCAACCCTTTCAGGGTCAACATCGTACGTGCCCATATTTGCTAGCTCACCAACCCAGCTAACACCGACAATCATGCCTGGAGCAACGTCAGGCACTTGAACGATGATCTGATAGGTTCGAGCAAAGTCTTCAGGTGCGTAGTCCGTCATTGGTTGTACCCCGGGCTCATAGGTAGCATCGTCTTGCTGAAGGCTTCCACAGTTAGTCGAGATGCACGGAACTGTGTAGTGGTCGTGTTGACCAACCGAGTGATCTCACCGGCATCGATCGAACTAACCAGACTGTGGATTACGAGACCCCCCAGTGTAGGATCCTTGTGAATCTCTGCCTCCAACGCCTCAGCGAGTTGGTCCACTTCCTCGCTGTTCTTCTGAACGTCCTGCACCTTGCTGTGATACAGAACCATGAAGCACTTCAAGTTGTTGCGTGAACGACGAGGTGCCCCTTCGATCTCGCGCGTCTTACCATCCGCTACCACGCACAGAGTAGGTGTGGTAGGAATCTGCTGCTGGTCGCCGTAGTAGATGGCAGCGATCCCTAGGTCTTCCTTTACATCTTCAGCAATAGTCTGAAGCTTCTTGGCAAAGACGTAGAAGCTGTCAGTAGCTCCACCGGGTGCTGTCATGTAGCCCTCACCGCCAGAGCAACTAGTACAGCCAGCTGCTCAGTCAGCCACTGATCGAAGATCTCCATCACTGCATCTTCATCTTCTGGCTGGAACATGACGAAGGGGCGTGCTGGAATGTTGACCGCGGCTCCTCCAGAGCTTCCTCTACCTGAAAGGATCTTCTTGTCGAGATCAGCCATGGCAGCCTTAGCCGCCATAGCAGGGGAGAGACCCTTCTTCATCCCTGCCTTGACCTTACGACCCATGCCGCCGTAGCCCTCTTGGTGAACATTGCCATAGCTCACAGAGGCAGGTAGTGCCTTAACCGCTGCGAAGACATCAGTGACTGACCAGAGACTCTCCTGGGTCACTGCATGTTCTAATGCGCCCGTCTTGTGAAGGAGTCGACCAGCACTTCCTCCACCCATACGAGTACGAATCATCTTGGTAGCTTCCGACATGGGAACCCAACTGGGACGACCCTCAGCTGCGAAGTTCTTCCTGAAGGAAGGGATCATCACTTCCTTGATGGACCTTTGCAGAGGTTCCTTGAAGGAGGATAGACTCATACCTAGGAGCTCGATGTCACGAGCGAGGATGCCGATCGAAGGTTTGAATTCAAAGCTGACGATACCTGAGTCAAGCCGGAGACCACTCAACAGCGCCACAGGTATCACCTCGCATTAGTAGACCTGACCCATTGAGAACTTCGCATCACCAAGCGACCGGTCTGAATCGGTCGGAGTGAGTGAGGAAGAGACGTCATTGGGATAGTAGCCTGGATCCTCGATGCTAGGTACGATGACTCCAGGGATAACGATCGAGCCGTCGATGATACCTTGAATCAGAGATTCGGCTTCTGCACGAAGAAGCACTGCGTAGTCGTTGAGTGCTTCCTGCTCTTCGGAGTACTGCCTGTCGTAGAACCACGCCACGTACTGCATGGCGATGACAGTCTTGACGATCGAAGGTGTAGTTGCAGACGAGACCCAGGTACCAACGTCGTCGGGGTAGGCTACTATCAGCCGCGCCAGTACCCGGGTCTCGATCTGATCGACCAGCTCAGAATCCAACTGCGCAATCGGGAGCTTGGTCTTCTCAGACCAAGCTTGCGCGTCTTGCGGCTGGATCCTGGGCATGACCGCCTCCTACTTCTTCTCTTCTGTCTTCGGAGGAGTGCCGCCCGTGTCGGTGGCCTTCTGTTCCGAAGTTCGCTGCGGAGGCACGTTGGGATCCTGCACTACCGGACCCCCCTCCGTCTTGTACTCGTCGACCGCTGCCTTGGCCTCTTCCTCTCGGAGCTCCTGCAGAGCCTTGACGACCTTGCGGCCTGCAGGAGTGTCAGGGATGTCAGCCAGCGAGAAGCTGTTGGAAACGCCGGGGAGGTTCTGCTTCAGGTAGAAGAGTTCCTTCTCCTTGATGATCGAACCCGACTCCTCCAGCTCTTCCATCACGTCCTCAGGAAGACCCTTGACCTCCATGCCCTCCTGGATGTTGACGACACTGTCGCCGTCACCGTGTTTGATGTTCGTGGTGGCGATCCACGTGTCAGCCATGCGCTTCAGCTCCTTACGGGATGGCACTCTTGATCAGGTATGCCGTGATGAGAAGGTTGTCGCCCTCGTGCCCGACCAACTTCAGGTCGTAGCGACGCGAGCAGCGGATGAGGTCCGACTTGCGAGGGTCTTCCCTCCATCGGTCGACCTGCTGTGCCTGCGCACCGTAGCCCCACACGAACTCATAGCCGAAGCCGATGGCACGAGGCGAAGGGCGCGGAGGAACGTAGGCGAGGATGACGTCCTTGCCCCACAGGTAAGTGATGTTGGCGGAGGTAGCCGCCACACCAGCTGCCGCAGTGGAGTAACCGGTTCCCGGCACGACCACGTTGGGCAGGCCGAGGATCGATGCGATGATCTCCTCGGTCAGGATGCCACGCTCGGAGTACTTGATTCGCTCGATGAAGTCCGGGTGGTCCTCCAGGTTCGACATCACCAGCCACGGGATGAGAGCGAAGTTCGGAGGCGAGAACAGCTTCGAGTGGATCGTACGAACACCCGTGCGGATGTCACCGATCGGGTTGGAGGTCGCGTAGTTGGCGACGTCCCACTGAGCCGTACCGGAGAGCGTCACCGAATGACCCGCGGCGTAGTTCGACGCGTTGGTAGCCATGTCCTTCATGGCCTTCTCACGCCCGAGGATGATGCGCTCGGTGACGAGCTCCACTGCGTCCTGATCGGGCGTGAGAGGAACGTCGACGTTCGTACGCTCTTCGTCGGTCACCGCGATCTGCAGCGAGTGCTCGTTCGCGTAGTAGGTGTCCACCGACACCTGACGACCGGGGATTTCGTTGGCAACCGTGCCAGGTGCACGGATGTCGTGAATCTCCAGCTTGGTCGTCTCACGGTCGAACACGTAGTACTTGTCCGACTGCTTCTTGACGTTGACCGCCGGGAAGAGCATGGGCCCGGCGAAGTTCTTGTTGATCGGCCACTCGATGGAGATCTCGGTGAGAACCTTGTCGATGTGGACGTTGCCGGAACCTGTCGGCGAGTAAACTGCCATTGTGCCTCCTCCCTATTCCTAGGCGGCCTGCGCGCCCATCGGCGCCAGCCACACGTCGAAGTACTGATCCGTCGCGGTCGTAGCCGTCATGGCCTTGCCAACGATGTTGGTACCTGCCGAGGTTGCCGACGCGACGAACTTGCCTGCCGAGTCGATCGTCACAGGAGCACCAACAGTGATGGCACCACCTGAGACAGCCCTAGAGATACCAGCCATACGGACGTTGACCGTAGCCTTGCCCGTCGCGACCTTAGCGGCATCGATGGTCTCCTGGAAAACACCCAGGAACATTTCACCACCGGTGGCCACGATGTTGGCTGCGACTGCTGTCTTGACGAATCGACCATCCTTGGTACGATCGAGCGCCGCAGCGAGACCGAACGTGACGGTGGAGCCGGTGTTGACCAGATAACCCTTATCGAGTCCCTGGAAGTTAGGACCAGCCATGTTTGCTTACCTCCCGTCAGTCGTTCTCGCCGGCCAGCGTGGCTGCCCGGTAGTCGTCGAACAGCTTGGGGTTCTCCGCCGAGACCTTCTGAACCGCCTCGGTGTAGGAGAGCTTCCCGCCGTCACGAGCTGCTGTGATGGCGTCGTCGAAGGCCCTCGTGGCGTTGGAACCGTTACCTGCGCGAGTGCCTCCGATCTCACCCAGCTGCACAGTCGCAGTACCTGCAGTGACCTTCTCGAGCAGACTGACGAACTTGTCACCCAGCTGCTTCGGGACGCCGATCATGATCTCGCGAGCTTCCGCACGGATCGCGGGGGACAGAACGACCTTCGCACCGTTCGTCTCATCCGCGAGCTGCAGGAGCTTGTTGTCTGCGTCCTGGAACTTGTTGGCCGTGACGAGCACGTCGATCGTCTTCTGCGCGTCAGCAAGCTGCGTTGCCTGAGCATCCGCGATCTCAGCCAGCTTGACCAGGAAGGGATCCTTCTTCTGGTCGTCGGAGAGCGTCTGCGACAGAGTCGACGGAGGATCCGTCTTCGGCGGATCCATGACGGCAGGCGGGTCGGTCACGGGAGGCTCGGTCACGGGAGGCGCAGTCTTGGCGGCCTCAACAGCTGCGACGATCTCCTCAGGAGTGGCCTTCTCCGGGTCCAGGCCGTGCTTCTTGGCGAGCTCCGCCATGGCCTCATCCGCGGATAGCTTCTTCAGCGAATCTGGCACGGAATCACCCTCTTTGTGCGCATTCTCGAACACCTCGGATAGGTTGATGGGCAAGATGTCCTTCAAGAAAGGACGGTTGGTCAAAGCCCCACCCAACAGTACGTCCTTGTGAACGGCCTGCGTCTTGGGGTGCTTCCATTCATCTACATACTCAGGACTGAAGTAGCGATACTCCTTGTCCCTGAGCTTCTGCCTAGCCGCTGGGGTCCAGTCGACTTGGATCCAGAGGCCATCTTGACGTGCCTCGGCCGCCTTGACCCACCCCGCAGCATGATCGACACGCTTCTTGTGGTCGTAGTCGATGTCAGGCTCTTTGTCGATGACCCTATGCATCACACTCTCAGCGAATGCGTTTACACGCTCAGGAGTGATCTTCAGTTCACCGTATTGAGGGTGCTGGTACGTACCCAGTGGCAACGCCTGGAGCCAGGTAGGACCTTCATCAGCCAGAGTGACACTCTGCAGATCTACCCAGAATCCTACCGTCTGAGACATAATCGCACCTCTCTTCTATCGTTATGATACATCACACCAGTGAGTGTACGCAACTAACCGGTATCATACGGTAACATTGATAGTAGAACTGTCCCCACGACCTACAGCGATGGGATACTGTGATCCTTCACCCACTACTGCCGAGTAGACGTTCTTACCCACACTCACGGCCACAACAGTGACCTGTGTACCGACAATGAAAGTCGCAAATGACGTGGCACTAAAGGTGAGCGCCCCCAGTTGGAGCTGTACGGCACTTAACGTAAAGGTAGAGTTCCCCTGTAGTACAAACACACCGAGCTTCAGGACTATAGCGCCAACAGTCAGTGTGGAGCCCGCTACAAGTACGAGTGCACCCTGCTTCTGCAGAGTTCCCGTTAGCGACAGTGTGGAGCTTGCAGAGAAAGTAACCTGTGCAGGCTTAACCAATAACCCGGTAAGGCTTAGACTGGAGTCAGCCTGCAGGGAAAGAGCTGCAGAGACTTGACCACCTGCAGATACGTTGAAGAAGGATGTAGCAGCCAATGACAGCGCTAACATGAAGATCTGTCGAGCTGTCAGTGAGAGTGTCGAGTCAGCTGTGAGACTGAGAGCTCCAACCCTAACCGTAGTAGCAGTCAGGGTGAGCGTCGAATCAGCCGCAAAGGTAATCTGTGCAGGCCTCTGAACGATAGATCCAAAGGTCGCCGTAGAGTCTGCTGTAAAGGTTGCCTGAGCCACTCTAACTGGTGTAGCACCGAACGTCGCAGTACTGTCTGCACCGAACGTCACTGCTGCAGGTACTGTAGCTCCCGCAGAGACACCGAATGTAGAGTCAGCAACCAACGAGAGAGCTGCCTTAGCCTGAAGCAATCCACCGAAGGTAGCAGTGGACGTAGCTGCAAAGCTTACTGCACCCAAGGCCAATAGCAGAGCGCCAACAGTTAATGTTGAGCTGGCTGCGAGTGAGAGCGCACCAACCTTAACTATCGTACCGCCAACAGTAAGGGTAGAGTCGGCAGCAAAGCTGACCGTAGCCGTTACAGTACTGCCACCAGCAGCCAGCTTGAACTCGATGCCAACTGCCACCCACTTCTGACCGGTAGGTGCGCTGTACCCCAACGCGTCAGTGGTGGCTGTACCTGCATCAAGGTGGTGGAAGAAGTACCAGCTGTACTGGCCTGAAGACATACTGACATCGTCTTCAGTAATCGCACCTGCGTTAGTACGTGCAGTACGCGAGCTGTTAGAGACCGCATTCCAGTCACCGATAGCACCAATGACACAACTGTTAGCAGCTGTCTCAGTGATGTTGTACGACGATCCCGTTCCAGTGCCGTTGGTGGAGACAGTCGCACCCACACCAGACGTACCAGTGATAACGAAGCAGTTCGCATGCCACTGGTTAGATGTAGCTGACCTGGCGATCGTGAGGGTTGATGTCTGACCTGATCCCACACCACCAGTAGTATACCAACCGTTGATCCAGCAGTTCTGCCCGATATTGACGGGAGTCATCGCTGTCCAGGACAGCCCCGTACCACCAGTCGGCGCAGTGATGTTCGTAGTCTGGTCAGCAGTAATGCCGGCGACGAAGACATAATCGCCGGCACCCATGACCACGTTGTTGAAGGTCTTCGGCGTGGTCGTAGTACTACCTGCGGCCGATGGGCCATACATCGTAACAGTCAAGGCCACGCCGAGTCACCCCCTTCTAGAAGAAACCAGGACCCAGCGCCTTCTTGATGCTATTCCTGAACTGACGAACTGCAGGCAGAGTGACGTTGCCACGGTAGATCTGCTTCAGGAGGATGAGGTCGTTCAGCATGGCTACGACGTCATCAGCCTCGGAGGCAGTGTAGCTGAATGGGGCTGCAGTGAACTGTGCCTGCGTAGGGTTGTTGCCCGTGGAGTCAGTGTGCTGGTCGATCGCCGCCATGACGCTCTCGAGCGACCTGGCGATTCGTCCGAGCGCCTCGTCCTCAGTCGCACGACTCTGTTGGATACCAATTGCCATTGCTGCCCCCTTACGTGAGCGCGAGCGTGATCTGACCCGATGGGAACTGAAGAGTGTCACCAGCACCCGTAGTCTTCGACGCAGCCAGAGCACCCCACCATGCACGACGAGGCGTACCGTTCGAGTCGTAAACCTCAGCAGACGTTGTCGTTGCGGCGGGCATGCCTGTGAAGTTGACTGCAGCATTCGAGGTGATCGAGCCATTCGTACCTGTGGATGGAAGTGCTGCCGAGAGATCTTGCCGAGCGTACGAGCCACCCGTGACCTCAGTACCTGCCGCCGATGCCGAGCCAGTCGTAGTGTGCAACGACAGCTTCATCGGAGTGGTAGGAGCTGTGAAGGTGTTCTTACCAAGCGACGCTTCGAGGAGCCTGTTCGCTTCCGCCTGTGCGAGAGCAGCCATCACTCACCACTCCCTCGGGCAGCGTCAGCTTCCATCTTCGCGACGAGGAGCGAGCGGAACTTATCGCCGATAATGCCGCGCACATAACCGGGGAGCGCCTCGAGCTCAGCACTACATGTTTCACAGCCAACGTTGGCGTGACAATCCTTGTGCCAGGAGATCCACGGCCTCGCTGGATCCGCCGTGTAGACGTGACACTTGGGGTGATCGTCTGTCTGTCCACATCCTGTACAGGGATCGACAGGGTTTGTCATTGCGCCTCCTTCTACGTGGTAGTATCGGGTGACACGAACACATCACCCTCAAGCATACGGATAAGCTGACCTGCAGGACCTGTAAGGAGAACGTCGTACTTTGCTTCGACATCAACCCAAGTCCAGGCCTTAGAAACTGACCCTGCGATCTTGAACGTCACCCATCCATCAGCACCTAAGAGGATAGTTCCTCCAGCCGAAGTGAGCTCGTGCAAGAGCGTGCTAGAGTCCGTCGAGGGTCTGATCTGTGCCTTTGCAGTCCATCCAGAAGCAAGGTTCACAGGCAGTGCGGTGATGGGATCAGTTACCAGATTCTTCCGTTGGAAGTCAGCACCCTGATCGACCTTCCAATCTTCTGTACGTACAGCCATCACTCATCACCCGCCTGATCGATCTGTACCGGCGTTACGAGCTCCAGTACCTGACGGCGGTAAGGGTTGCTGCCGAGGAGGCTTTGCAGGTGATGGTTGCGGAAGCTTAGGACCACCCGGAGCCCCTCCTCCACCCGGTACCTGTGGCGTTGCTGGCATCCTGACGGTATCTGGATCGACTTTGGGAAGATCCATTTCGTCACGAATGCTCTCCTCGAGCTTGTCATCAGGCCTAATGATGCCTGCACCAACCATGTTGCGGATCGCGAAGCTCATCGTACGCCAGTCTGCCTGCTCACCGATTCGCCTAACACACAACCGTGGATACTTCACGCGACTGTAATTGTAATCAACAAGCTGCTTGATGCAGTACTTGTTGATCACGTCTGAAACGATGTCTGCGATGTAGCGAGACGACTTCAAGAACATGATCTTGTCGTCATCCTTGCCACCACCAGTTCCACCGTTCATGAAGGGGGCAAGAACATTCTTCTGGATCTGAAGGTCGTGGTAGTTGATGCTGTCTAGCGCATTGACAGGCTGACCTTCAAGCTTTGCGAACAGGATCTCCCAACCAGGAGGTAGAACGACGTGTGCACGCTCGTTGGTACGAAGGTTACGTCCGAGATCCTCTGCCAGAAGCTTGTCATTTTTGGTAAAGTTCATCGGCAGCTTGATGATCGGAACACCGATACCGTGACGCTCCTTCTGAATGGCGTCGATCTTCTCGAGGTTCGACTTGAAGTGCCACGCCTTGTAAGCCGAACGAAGAACGGAGATCCCCTGCATGTCTCCGCCCTCCTTATCGAAGGTGAAGACCAGAAGCTTGTCGATTGGGATCGACTTCGTCTGTTGATCAACCGGATCGTAGATCTCGATGCCTGCCGGACCACCCCGACGGTCCCAGAGCCATGACTGGATATCCATCGGGTGTCTCGGCGCGAGCTTCTGCCAAGTAACCTTGTCGGGATACTCACTCGACATACCCACATCTCGGAAGACCTTCTCGAAGACGTAGTATCCGAAGTCTAGCATCAGCAGCATCTCAGTCAGAAGCTGAGGCCAGGACGAAGTCATTCCCTCAGTCAAGTTCCACCAGATGAACTTGGCTACGTTCACATCTCGGGTGCTCTCACCACCAGGCTCAATGAACCAACGAGCTGAGAGAACAGGTGTCTTGAAGAGACGAAGCGAACCGCGTACGGTGGCATCAGACCTTCTCATCTCGTCGTACTTGCGAAGGCCGCGAATATCCTTCAGATCGTTGTTGTACTCCTGTCGCATCCATCCCGTAAAGGGTGAAGGCGAGGTCATACCAATCTCACTGAAGTCTGGCGACGTACTACTGGAGATGCGCTCAGCCATCATCACGACACCGTCGTCAGTGACGCCGATCAGGTCGTACCGCTCCAGAGCCTCACGCATCTGAATCACTGGATACGTAGGTTCAACCAGCTCTACAGACTCGACCTTAGACCCGGGTGTTTGCTCCGACAGTGACGCCACAGGCTGCTGATCGGCGGCGTCTACAGAAGCTGAATCATCCATCGGTATCACCTGTAGCTATAGGTACCGGGAGTGCTACCCTTAGGTGCAACCACGTACCTATCCTCGGAGGGAATCCAGATCCTCGCATCGCCGGCAAGCGCCGTGGGCGCCGCACCAACTGAGGCCGCACCAGTGTCTACGTAGACGTTCGACGCCTGTTCGACCAGCAGGCCTTCCGAGCCACCAACTCTACCGTAGAAACGGTACGTGGCGGCACCAGTAACCACCGGTGCGGTGATGGTATTACTACTCGTCGCACCGGTCGTGATCTGAGTGGTCGCACCGCTCACTGGCCTCGGGACACCATCTACCACTGCCGCCGTCTTGTACGAATACGTCGCCGCTGCAAGCGTTCCGCCACTCGTACTAGTCGCAAGCCCCGGCGCCGCAGCCGCCACTCCCTGTATTCCCACCACAACAGCATTGCGCGTCTTCCCAGCCGAGTTCTCGTATCGGACTGTTTGCTTCTTCTTCCAAGCGGCTTGTACTGGCATCTCTTAGAACCGCCCCTCCATGGTAAATGTCCCCGCGTAGGGGTCGAGGTCTAGACCGTCGTCTCCAGCCAGGCTACGCATCTCGCTGCTCGACATTACATCCTCAAGGTGGTAGTTTACACCAACCACATAGAGGTGCATGAGTCCGTAGCGGATCGCATCGAGTGCGTGGTTCTCTCGCTTCTCATCACCCTCAGGCGCATTGGTACCCTTAGGCGCCTTCTTGGTCTTATAGTTGTTGAACTCATGGATCACGTACGTACAGTCGTGATCGATGGCTAGCCCTGGCCGCATGATCGGCGTACCGTACTCATCAGCCACTAAGCCGGTGTCACGCAGCTTCAGGAACGACTTGACGAGGTCTATACCCTCGCGCCAGTTCTCCTTGGCACGTGGGTCACCGATACAAGGTGCCAAGTCCGCCGAGACCGTTTCAATCGCCTGAGGGTCAGCGCTATCTCCGAAGCACATGTCAATCTTGTACCCGGACGGCTGGTCCCGCTTCTTCATCTGCGCAATGAAGTCATTCAATGTAGTGAGGTTCTTGTAGTGCTCTCGCCAGATCCTGATCTCATCACGCGGTGTGACCTGGAACTCGATCGCCGCCATAGGGTTGGTGAAACCCCAGTCCCAACACACGTAGTTGGGAAGCGCCGGGTCGTACTCGACCTTCTGGACGTGCTGCTCTTCGTCGAACTCCGCGTAGATCTTACCGACGAAGGCCGTGAAGAGCGCCGCGATCTCCTGATCGAACCAATCCGGGATCGTCGTTTTCTCGATCTCCAGGATCTCCGAGTCCCTTCGGCCGCCAGGATAGACTACGGTATTCGCCCATGACGGAAAACGCCAACTCGCCCAGTTCGGATAATCAGGATGCCTACCCAGCTGGTAGAGCTTGTGTATCCAGTTGAAGCCTTCAGGTGTCGTAGGAAACGTCGCGAAGCCCCGCTTGTCGGCCAAAGCCGGTCTCAAGAAGCGTTCCCACGTCTCGATCTTCTGCTTCGCCGCCTCAGATAAAATAACACCGTCTAGCGCCTCACCCACGAGGTTCTCCGGGTGGTCTGCGGACCGTGCCTCTAACCGCGTACCCCAAGGGAACTGGATATACATATCCCCTTGCTTCTTGTTGTACGCCTTCTTGACCCGCTTATCCCGACCGAACTGCTTTCCGATGATCAGATCATCCCAGACGACACGAAATTCTTTCTCGGCCAAATCATACGTGGGTCCGACGATCCAGTACCGCCTCTTCGGCATGAAGAGATACGGCTCTAGATCGCGGGCCGCCATCGTACTCTTACCAAAGCGCCTACCACAAACAGCCACACGAAAGCGCGCCAGACTACAGTGGAACTTCATCTGCTCAGCATGCGGCACGTACCCGATTGACTCGAAGAAGCGGGTCTTGTCAATGGTTACGTTCGCCGCTGCGCCGCTCATTCGTTGCTGACCCCGCTGATGGTCTTGTAGAACTTCATCAGCTCGTCATCCAACGCAGGTGCAGCGTCCTTGGCCACAGGTCCCAACGCGCGCTCGGTGATGTACTTGGCCGCATCGAACCGAATGCGGTCGGTGCTTCCGTGCTTGCAGATCTTGATGATCGCCATCGCCGCGTCCGCCGCGTTCTCTTCGAACAGGCGCTTCGCCGTCTCGATGGGCTTCTCTGCCCCAACTCCAGTACCGAAGGCCTGCTTCTCCAGGTCCATCGCAGCCTTCAACTCGTCCTCGGAGAAGTCCCACTGGTCGCTAGCCATTGTCTCCGCACCTCCTCCGCCTGTGAGTCCCTACTGCTATTGTAGCATCTCTGTGCTAGTGGACGCAACTATTCGGTAAGATACGGGAACACATGGGCGGAGCTCCTACACCGACACCACAGGGCAGCGCTGTAGGCGTGAATTGCTATCGTGAAGCTACGATAGCTTGCTGCTTCGTGTCTGAGCTATGGTCTAAGCCGTCTATATAGAGTCTACTGAGAGTGTTGCTAGCGGTGCGAGGCTTTATATGTAGCGAGTTAGACAGTCTGTAGACTCAATGCCTAGCCGTTCCTCACAGTAACACATACATGTACATCTGACTCACCCAGTACCGGAGGGGGGTTGTAGCAAACCAAGATCCTAATGTATAATATAGTTACAAGCAAAACAAAAGCAACAAAAAGAGAAAGAGAGTAGGATATGAAAAAGTACCTATACTATCCCTATACCATCATGGCATTACTCTCAGCAACTACTCTCGGCATCATCATGATCATCAACCTAGACTACTCGTACATCTTCTAGAGTTAGGTAGGGTAATGTACTACGATGTCTCAGGTGCGAAACAATTCGACTTCAACTACTCTCGAGAGGAAGGTAGGTATCGTCGTAGCGTACCTAGTACCTTCCCTACCTACCTACGTAAGAAGAAGGTAAGTACTGATCGTAGTAACCTACGAGGTAAGGTATGTCCGAGTTGTGGAATAACTCGTAGCATGACTAATCTCTGCGACTGTAACTCTTAACGAAGAGACGGAAAGGATCTTGCAGAGTATGTAGAGTAGGTACTTACTGCCTCTACATAGTCTAGAGGATCTTGTATATCCCCCTTGAAAGGATCTACAGGTCTCCTGTATAATTAGATCAACAGCCAAACAAACAAGGAGTCGCAATGACCTCGACGACCTCGACGACCTCCGCCACTCTCACGCCCTACGCGTGTGCGAAGATCGTCAATGACGAACTGAAGACGCAGGGAGTCGCGAAGCAGCTTCCTCCGCAGATGTTCTACACGTACGTCAAGAAGGGCTACATCAAGTCCACTGACAAGAAGGTCGCACTCGTCGATCTGCAGGTTTGGTTTGTAGCCTACCTAGCGAAGCTGCAGGGCACGAAGGCGTCGACGCCGATCGAGGTCGAAGAGATCGTCGCCGACAACGACGGAACTGTTGGCGAGTGGACTGACTCGAACGACAACGACATCTGAAAGAGTAGGTTGGCGTCCTCTTCGGAGGACGCTCTCCTATCTTTTCAGACCTCAAGTTCAGAAAGAAGGGCTCACATGCTGAACGAAGCAGCCATCATGTTCGTCTGCACAGACGTCAATCACGACTATACCTACACGAAGGTCGTACGTGTAGAGTTCGAAGGCTCGCCTGAGCAGTTCCTCGACGCGCTAAACGCCGCGAACGGAACGATGCGCAAAGGTGCTCCGGAGGCGTTCAACATCGTTGCGACGGAGACCTTGTCGGCCTGAACATTCAGACACCTCAGAGAGAAGGTCTCTGCTCTTATGATTCACGTGAAGAAGTGGGTTGCTGTTGCAGCCTTCCTGGTCACAGGCGCCCTAGGTTATGGCATTGGTGTCGGCGAGTACAGGGACGCCCAGGCCACCGAGCGGAAGCTCGAGGAACAGCTCCACAGGGAGCAGTCGCTACTTCGGGATTGTGTCACAGGGCCCCAAGGCGAGAGGAAGACACTCCCTCCGCTGTGCATGTACGAGGACTGCTAATCGTCGACAGTCCTCGTAGTGATGGTCTGTGCTCTGACGTAAGCGTTGTACGAGGCATACCCTTCGCACATCCAACAGCCACAGGACTCGGGGTGTTCGTCTAATCCAAGGCTGTACTCCAAAGGCACAGGCCTTGCAGCTGGCCGGCCACGTTGCTTACGTGGCACCGCCTTATCGAGGTCCGTGACCCCGAACTCAGCGTTAAGCTTCAAGTGGTCACGGAACTCCTGCATCGAATGATCACGTCCAAGGTTCTGTTTACGCCACCTTTGATATGCGTTGAAGCAACGGCGGTGGTACGACGGTTCGTACTCTTCACGCGGTTCGTTACATATAGCGCAGTACTTTTGTAATTGACCCATACTATAATTATACTAGAGGTTCCATAGGTAAATCAACGTTCAAAAGGTTGCTCTTCTCTTTTCTTTAATTATAACTTCGAGACCCTAGAGGCTCAACTATACGGGATCATATGGCCGACACATTTCTATACATACGGTATATATAGCTCCTAAATACGTATAGTGTCTTAACATCTTGTTTTAATTACCAATGATATACTGGTCACCAGAACGTTCGACTAGGAGATGTCTACTATAGACATTGACCTGGAGTAACACTACAATCATAGTTGCTCCCTCAAGGTGACATCTCGGGTTTCTCTAACATCATTATCCCATGATCACTAGCCTCCGCACTACCTCTTCTGCGAAGAAGCGTAGTATAGTCAAACGTAACCAATCGCTATAGAGTATTATACTTCTCAAAAAGGAATTAAAAAAGAAAAGTATCACAAAGTATATATCCCTTGTATAACAACCCATGAATCTTCATGCCTCATGTTAACATGAGGGAAGGTATTTCATGTATCATACGATCCTCAATAGCCAGTGATACAAAGCGTCTAAAACTAGTTGTTGCCTAACCTCAGTTCTATCGTTGAGCAGTAGTTATACGGTCTCGGCGTAACTACACAAAAGGTAGAAGACTTGCCTTAAACGCAGAATTCAGTTCGAGCCTTGTGAGGTTCTGCGCTTAAAGTGGGCCTTGATATCCCTTTAAGGTCTGATATATAATTAGAGTAGCGCAGAAAGACTAGCGCCACTCATGCCAACGAACCCTCTCAAAGGTGAGAGAAGGAAACCATGGGACAGCCTTTCAGACCTCAACAACTCGACATCGTAGACCCCTTACCTACTGCTATACATCAGACGTACGGAGTAGTACTAGCTACTAATCCGAACATCAGGCTGTGTAGCCATTCAACGTGGATTGCAGCATGGAAGTGCGTCCACGGAGATTGTACGAAAGGACATAACCTCAATGCGTAGTAGTGGCAGTAAGAGGCTCATAGCAGTGATTGCGTTGATAGGTGCCCTCACAACGACGTTGACTGCTTGTCCCAGCACGACGCCGAAGGCTAGAACCGTGGCGGGGAAGCGAGCGCCATGCTCGACCAAGGCACGAGGTTGTGAAAAGAAGGGCGAGAGGATCGTCGAGGTGAACTGCTGGCAGCTGCAGTACGTTGTAACTCCTGGGAACAAGCAGGAGTTCGAGTGTGTGTCGAAGGAAGTCTGGGACCACACGAAGATCGGTGACAAGGGGTAACAAATGCAAATACCTACAGGTACGTCGTTCATGTTCGTGTGTTGTGGTCACAACACACGCCTCGAAGGCACACCCAGGCTAGTACATCCGAACCCTGAGGCTACTGCAGTTTGGACGTTCGACATTTCAAGTATGACTTGCCCTGAGGGTGGCGTGTCGAACTCAAACTGCGATATCCTCGACTGGGAAGCTAGAGCCTAACCCAGCCAACCCCAACGACGTATGTGCCCTGTGGTTGTTTGAGGCTTGTTCGCTCGTGTGTTACAGTTAACACCTGCCACACTGACGAGCGAACTTGCCTGAGGTAACCAAGAGGGAGGCAATGGCATGCTTCACTACACCGAAGACGGTATCACCTGGTTCTGGTG